GCTTGGGTGGTTGATTGGTGACGGACATATTGATAATGGAAATCCAAGCAGAAAGAGAATCTCTTTTTATTTTCATAGCATTAAAGAAGTCTATATAAGCGAATATATTCATTCAATTTTAAATAAATATGGAATAAATAATTATATAAAAAGAACAAAGATAACAGAAGAGAAGGCAGAAGATACAAAAAGGAGATATGGGTTTAAATCCACTCTTTTGGAAAGACTTTCTATTTTGTGTTCTGATAAACAGTTTTTTGAATTTTTGATGGAATTGGGTTTTACTCCGAGTTGCGATGGTAAGACAATAGCTCCAGTATTGTTTAGGATTTCTTCTGAATGCAGATGTGCCTTTATAAGAGGTATGTTTTCTGCTGATGGGTGTACTATTAAAAGTTCACCTTCTCCTCAAATAACAATAGTTAACAATAGATTAAGACATCAATTTAGAGAATTATTGTTAGCCGAGGGAATCCAATGTACTTATTCGGAAGGCAATGTAAGAAGAAAGACAAAATTAAATAAAGAACCACATGAAGGTGGATTTCTTCTTTTGATTAAAAATAGAAAAGATTTCTTTGAAAGAATATCTTTCATTCAGCCTTATAAGCAAAGGCCTTCTTTATTGGATTACAAAGAACCGTTTTCTTTGCATCCTAAAATGATGCAGAGGATTGCTAATGAAATGAGGGTAGAGGCTTTCAGAAGAAATGTTTTCAAAGAAGAAAATCAAATAGACAAGAATCTTTCGAGAAAATTAATTGGTATAGGAATTGGTCATGATGGGATAACGCAAGCTGGGCTTCTTGAAGTTGCCGAAAAAATGAATTTTGATCTTCCTTATGAATATAATGATTTTTATTTTTCGGAAATCAAATTTTTGGAGGAGACAGAAGAAGAAGTTGAAATGTATGATGTGGAAGTTTTTGACAACGAACATCAATTTATTGCCAATGGTATTCTTACCCATAATAGCCATAGAACTCCGATTATCAATGGGTTAGACCTTCAATGGGTTGATTTATCCAAAAACACCAACCGGGACATGGAATTTAGTGAGTGGGTGAAATTCCTACTTGTTATGACTTGTGCTGTCTATCGTATTGACCCGTCAGAACTTGGTTTTCAATTCAAAGATCAGACAAATATCTTTGGACAAGCTGGACAAAAGGAACGTTTGCAACATTCAAAGGACAAAGGATTAAAACCTATTCTTGTGTTCTTACAAGAGGTGATCAATTATTATCTTGTATCAGAACTGGATGAAGATTTTGAATTTGTCTTTACAGGTGTAGATGCGGAAGATGAAGGAAGGCAGGTTGAGATTGATGCTAAGAAAATTCAAAACGGTATGGTTTGTTTGGAGGATATTTTTGAAAAATACTCTGGACGTAAATTCAACCCGGAAACCGATACCATCTTGAATCAATCCTACCAACTTCAAAGACAATATCAGATGCAGCAAGCTATGTATGGAGGTGATACAATGAATGAAGAAGTGGATCGACAAATTGCGTCAGAAGACAAAGAAGATACACAGAAATCATTCGATTCTAACCCCATCATGAGTGCCGCGATGTCTTACATTGAAAAGAACTGGGGAGAAAAGTAATTTATGAATGTGAGATATGTCAAAAATATCAAGGTCGAAAAGATGTCTTTGGTGTCAAATATACACCATCATGTTGATCCTATGCGTTATCCAAAAGTACAGGAAGGATATGAAGGAATGGCACAAGTTATTTTTTCGACACAGATAAATAATATGTTGATGGATTTGACAAAGAAAATGGTGGAACAAAAATCGAAGTAGGATGCTATTCACACCGGAAGAAATACAGCAGTTGTTTTTCATTGTCGATTATCGTATTGCTCGTGTAATTGCCGATGTGCTGGGTAAGGAATATCTTTCCCAAGAAGACATAGATATGCTGAAAAGATTTGACTTTGATTTAAAGACAGAAGTTCTGAAAATACCACCTTATTGGCAAGCATTCATATTTGGACGTTTGGCGGCAATTCTTACTCCTGCGCAATTATCCTCTCTTAACTTCAACGATCTTCAACAATATGTTGAAAAAGAACAATACTCGGAACTCACTTCAAGAGAAAAGGCAGAATATAATGCTGCGGCTATGCGTTCTTATTCTTATATAAAAGGAATGGGGACACGTATAAAAGATTCTCTTTCTTCTATTATTTCAGAAGAAGAAATGAAAATAGCAGTGGCAGAACGAGAAAGGGAAGTGGAAACAGCTATTAGAGAAGAATTGACGGAAGGCGTTTTGAAAAGGAAATCCGTACAATCCATTGTTAGTTCATTGGGGCATAGGCTGGATGAATGGAATAGGGATTGGGGGCGTATTGTTGCCACTGAAATGGAGAACATCTTTCAGATAGGGATAGCGCAGACGATCATGAAAGAGCACGGTATCCATGCAAAAGTATATAAGGAAGTGTTTTCCGGTGCTTGCCGGATGTGCCTTAATGCTTATACAACTGCTGGCGCAGGCTCTAAACCTATTATTTTTGATTTGTCTGAATTGATCGCTAACGGAACTAATATAGGTAAAAAGTCAAAAGACTGGAAGCCCGTTTTAACAAATATTCACCCTTTTTGCAGGTGTATGTTAAGACATGTTCCAGATGGATATGAATGGGATGACAAAACACAGTCATTTGAACCTAAAAAAGTAGATGAAAGTAAGCGGGTTCAGAGAAAATCAAAGGTAAAAATAACTGTAGGTACAAAATATTTCGAAGTGTAATGAAACAAAGAACGATTTTTAATTCCGGTTTTATCAGTATTCCTACTATAGATGGTTCAAAATGGATAAAGGACATCCAAGTAGGAAATGTGATAAAAACCGTTTCCGGTTACAGAAGGGTGACAAAGGTTATCCAGTCTGAACTGTCTTCTGTTCCTCGTATTTTTGATATATGCTACGTTACGGAAGATGAAACTCTTGAAAAGGGATACCGTGAAGATGCCTTGCATAGGGTGGTAGATGGCTCTTACGTTTTGTGCCATAATAAAACAAAAAGAGTAGACAAGATAAAACCGGGAGATGTTCTTATGCTTAAAAATGGATGTAAGGGTAAAGTAACCAACATTATACAGATACCTATTGCAAATGTTTCGCAATATTTCTATACCTTTGAACTTGACAAGCCGGACTTCTATTTTGCAGATAATGTCTGTGTACCGGATGCGACAATTTGATAAATAAAATTTTAAATTTTAATGACGTGGGTTTAAACTTGAAAGCGTTGCTCGGATTGCAGACGCAAAATGAAAAAATAACCGAATACAGGGGACTTTTAAAAAAGGGAAAAGAGATAAGCCAAGAAATAAGTTCTCTTGGTGAAATCTATTCCTTTCAGAAGTCGCAGTATGATGAGCTGAAAGGAAGCGAAGATGCTGATGCAGTTGCAAAGGCAGAAAGCTGTTTTAATGAGTTTTTGAAGCAACAGTCTAAGGATTTAATGGACGTATATAAAAGAAGAAGCTCTATCCAGAAATCCATTGCAAAGTTGGAAAATGACGAAGAATTTGCTGAAATGGCAAAAGACATTCGCCAGCTTGAAAACTGTCGTGAGTTATGGAGACAGGGTTTGATCAAGAAATCTGTTTACTTCGATTTATTTAAGGCGAAACAAGGTAAAGTTCAGTTTGCGGACGTGCTTGTTTTTAGAGGTGACAAACTTCTTATTTTGAATCGTGTAGGAGAAAAGGGTGCAGTTTCAAATGATTGGTGTATTCCGGGCGGACACGTTGACCCGGGAGAAACTTTCTTGCAAGCTGCCAAAAGAGAACTGTTTGAGGAAACCGGTATTGATATGTCGGAAGAGCTTCTGATACCGGTTGGCAAATATATTCCAAAGAAGAAGGGCATTGAGATTCACTATTTCGTGTGCTATATTGATCCTGATACTCCTGCAAACATTCTTGTGGATGGAGAGGAAGAAACGGGTAGCGAGTGGATCAATCCTCATACTGAACTTGATCTGTACAATTTCATTTTTGACATGAAAGACAATATCAAGCGTATTCTTGGTATTGAAGTGCCGGATGAATTTCAGTTGGTAATGAAATCTTTCAAAGAGGGTAAAATTTCAAAGGATGTGTTCACCTCCTATTGTGAAAAGAATCCTGAAAAACTTGAAAAGTCGGCAAACAAAACTTCTTTCACTCATGAAGAAAGAAAGGATTTGGCAAAGAAAGGTGAAGCAATGCCTAATGGTAAATATCCTATTCGTAATCGGCAGGATTTGAAAGATGCTATTCGTTTGTCCGGTAGTTCTTCTATGCCAAAAGAAGAAGTAAAGAAATGGATTAAGAAACGGGCAAAGGAACTTAATCTGGAAGATGAATTGCCGGAAGATTGGAAAGTAGAAAAAACTATGGATACGGCAGACGCACAGGTATTGCAGCGTGAATCTTTGAACGGTGAAACTAAAAACATTGTCCGTACAGAGGATGGTGTGGGAGAAGGTATCGAAAAAGCTATTACTTTTAAGAGAACCGTTTATGAAGAAAAAGAAATTGAAGTGGCAGAAGAACCGAACAAATATACTTATGGTGAGTTTCATGTAAATTTCTTTGACAATGATGGTGGAAAGGGAGATAAGTTTGCTGATTTTTTAGGTACGCTTCAAAAGGTGACTAATCTTTGTAAGCCTTTTTCCATTGTTATTAAGACAGAAGAAAACGGGGAACAGGAATGGAAATGGAACGGCAAGTTTCGTCTTGAAAATGTTACTAAAACAGAAAACATTCGAAAATCGACAGAAGACGAATTGTCCCCAGAAAACAGAGAAATTGAAGAAATTGAAAAGTCCAAAAAGACTGATAAGGGTATTTTCAACACTTATCTTAATTTTCTGGAAGGTGCTAAAACACGTCTTAAAAACATTCATTGGGGTGAGGAAGACAACTCCAAGCATGTTTACCTCGATGAGCTTTCAGAAGAAGTTTCAGAATTTGAGGATAAGATTGCAGAAGCCGGGCAGTCAGGATTTGGACGATTTAAAGATGGAGAAATTCAAGGGGACGAAGTGAAAGAAGATGATCCGGTTGCCATTTGCCAGATGATATTCGACAAAACGATTGAGTTTAGAAAAGAACTTGCTGAAAAAGACGAATATATTGGGGAAATAAGCTGGATTGACGATTTTCTTGCAACACTCAAACAGTCTAAATATAGATTGCAACTGCATTAAGGCGTTTGGAGATAGATTGCGATAATTATTAATAAAAGTTAAAATATTGAGTTATTGTGATTTAATTCTAATTTTGCAGTATTTTTGAGTGTTATAAATACGTTTATTTCAATTTCAACCAATCAAAATGTTTGATAGTTTTAAATTATATGTAGATTTGGATTTGGAGAAAGCCAAAAGCGCGGTATCAGAGCAACAATCTCCATACGCAAACATGGTATTTTCCGGTGTCGCTTCTGATTCTTCAAAAGATGATGAAGAAGAAGTTTTAGAGCCGTCCGGGTTTATATATGATAGATTTTTGAAATCTGGTTTGTTTAATCTCGATCATTTGCCCACACGTTCACCTATTAACAAAAGCCGTTTTTGGATTGGTGAGCCTATTGAAGCCTATGTGAAAGACAATAAGTTTTTTGTAAAAGGTAAATTGTGGGAAAAGTCGCCGGAAGCTCGTGCTTTTTGGGACAAGGCAATTGAAATGCAAGAATCGGGTTCGACAAGAAAACCGGGTATGAGCGTAGAAGGTAAGGCGTTGGAACGGGATAAGAAAAATCCCAAAAGAGTAACAAAAGCCCTTATTACAAACATTGCCCTTACAATGACACCAGTCAACACTAAAACTTATTTGGATATTGAAAAGAGTAAGGGCGGTAGTGTGAATGATTTGTTGGAAATACAGAAATCAACTATTCTTTTTGAGTATTGCACAGAAAATGGACTTGTTCAGATTGACAATAATTTCAAGGTGAATTTTCAAAAATCACATTCTTTTGATGTTGATTCTTTTTGGGAGATTTATCGTGCAGTTCAAGAAGGTAGGGTTGAAAAAAGTGTTTTAGATACATTCGTAGAAAAAGTTCGACAATAATTTTTATACATAATGTTATGGTAGACGTAAAAGAATTTAAAGATGATCCGTTATACAAGGCACTTGAAAATTCTGGTTTCAGTGCAGAAGATATTGCTACTATGGTAGCAAACGGAGATGTAACTTTTGAAAAATCGAAAAGTGTCGCCGAAATGAAAGAATCCGAAAAAAAGGAGGACAAGAATATCGGCAATGATGAAAAGCACATTGACGATTTGAAGAAGGACGAAAAAGAGGATAAAAAAGACAAGAAGGACTTGAAAGAGGACATCAAAGAGAAAGAAGACAAAGTTGAGAAATCTTTCTCTATGGATGACATGAAGGCTTTCGGTGCTTCTTTGGCTGCTAATATCGTTAAGGGCATGACAGAAGTCATGAACGAACGTTTTGGTAACATTGAAAAGTCTTTGGAATCTTTTGGCGCACAGACACCTTCTTTTAAGGGAGTGCAGACTTCTGCCGTTTTGGAGAAATCCATGAAGCCGGAAGTGGACGAAGATGGCAAGACACTTCTCTCTGTTACAAAACAACGCCCTTTGGTAATGGCTGCTATCAACAAGGCTATTGAAAACGAAGGAGAAGAACTTGAAAAATCCATTGGTGATGATGCTCTGATTTTCTTGGCAGACAGTCAGGCTGAAACCATTGGACAGGATTTGGCAAAATTCATGTACGAAAAGTACAATATCAAGTTCCAGAAGTAAGACGTAATTCGATCGAATAAATATAAAGATTATAGAAAGATGGACTTGTATAACTATAATGATTTAGCTGCTTTTGGCGGTGCTGGCAATGCTGCCGATGTGTTGAAAGCAATGGAAGCCGGTTTACAGACCGGTATGCAATATAACGATCAGATTAACAATGGTGGTGGCCTGAAAGTTGAATCTTTGGATGCTTACATCAAGGTTTTGGCTAACCGTTTGAACCAGTTGGTTGTTTACAATAAAATGCCGAAACAGAGAATCGAAAATACGGTTCACCAGTACAACCAGTTGTACAAATACGGTGAAGAAATCGGTATCTTCAATCTTGAAGGTGAAACACCGGAAGAAACAGATACTCAATACATCCGTAAGTCAATCATCTCTAAGTTTATGGGCGTTACAGGACAGGTAACTGATCCGGCTATGCTTGCTAAACTTGCCGGTGGTATGAACATGTACACTCGTGAGGTACAGAATAAGACCACTTTGCTTTTGACTTTGATTGACACTCGCTTGACGGATGCTGATTCTACTTGTATTGCAGAACAGTTTGATGGCATCTTCCGTCAGCACATGATGGGTGTAGCTGCTACTGACCGTGGTTCTACGGAAGGTATGAGCACAGAACAGATTTTGGATGCTTATTATGGCTCACAGGCTGTAATTGATGCACAGAACGGTATCTTGACTGATGCTTTGGTTGAAGATGCTGCTGATCGTGTTGTAAACGTTTACAACGGTTACATCGACCGTATCGTTTCTGCACCGGTTGTATTCAACAACTATGTGAAGAAATTCCATGAATCAAAACGCGTTGTTGTTGGTATGTCTAACAGTGTTGTAGGTGCAACAATGGGACAGTCTGTAAACGACATCATGACGCAGTTCGGTAAGGTTGCTGTTAAAGCAGACAAGTTCTTTGACGTTCGCCGTCCGATCAAGGTTTCTGCTACAGCTTCTTCTCCGAAGGCTCCGGGTATTCCTGCTGCTGGTAAAACTAAGCCTGCTGCTGTTGCCGATACAAAAACCAACTTCGTATTACATGCCGGCTCTTATGGCTACTTGGTAACAGCTAAGAACCGTTATGGTGAATCTGCTCCTTTGAAATTGACGGATACTGCTTTGGCAGTTGCAGCTAATCAGTCTGTTGATTTGCAGTTTACCGCTCCGGTTGGTGGTGCTTATGCTCCTACTTGCTACGTTATCTATCGTACCAAGAAAGTAACTGCTTTGACCGACACGACAGAATACTATCCTATCTTCACTATCCCGGCTTCTATGCTGGCTGCTGGATATGATGGTGCTGGCGCTACAAAGGTTCGTGACCGTAACCGTATCATTGCAGGCACAAAGTCTGCTTTGATTTACTACAACGACAGTCAGATCAACGAATACTTGCAGTTCGGTGACACTCGCAAACTTGACTTTGCTATCACTGCACCGTCTCGTAGATTCGCTATTTTGAACTACGGTACGCCGTGTTTGTATCAGCCGGCTAAGATTTGCCGTATTATCAATATCGGTGATGAAGGTTTGGGTGCATAACTAAGACGTATTTAGTCTCGGAATTTTATAAAGGGAGGGAAAGGTTTTTTGAAACACCTTCCTCTCCCTATTTTATTTATCAATAAATCATATTTCGTATGAAAAAGATTGTATCAACAGTATATAAAAACACTACCATTCAGTTTTTGAATGAGCTTGTGGAGTTTGAAAACGGGAAAGCCGAAGTAAAGGACGAAACTTGGGAATACATCAAAAATGGCGGTTTCTCCGGTATTGCTTTGGAAGAAGAAGCTAATACGCTTGAAAAGGAAAAATCTGAATCTGAAAAAGATACTGATGAAGCTCTGAAAGTTCTGAAAGAAGAATACGAGTTTGAAATTGCTCGTTTGAACGGTATTATCAAAGATAAGAACAAGAAAATCGAACAATTGGAGCAGTCTATTGACGTTTGGAAAAAAGAGGTTGAAAGACTGCCTAACGGTGGTCAGCCGAAAGAAACTGTGGAAGAACCGGTTAAAGAAGAAGCCGGCGCAACAGAAGAAGAAATTGCTTCTTTAAAGGAAGATATGTCTAAAATGACTTTTGAGGATTTGAAGGCACTTGCTATTGAAAACGGAATGAGTAAACAGAAAGCCGGAAGATTCAAAGAAGAAAGTCAGAAAGACGAACTGATTGATGCTATAATTGCGTTACCTAAAAAGTAAAAAAGACATTTAAGTTATGCCGGGACAACTGATTTTTACAGTAAAGTATAAGAAAAATACGGGTTCTGTTATTTCCGTTGCGGAGATGTGGAACAATTACCTGTACGGTATTACCATACAAGCCGGTACGGGGACTTCTTTTTCTGATGATGCTCTTAGAACTTATCTTAGTGCAGCGCAGAGAGAGGTTGAGAACTATTTCAATCTTAAATTTGTAAAACAGTTGGTTGAATCGGAAACGCATTCTTATTACAGGACAGATTATTTTCAGCAATTCCCTATCATACAAACCAACTGTCCTGTAAGAGTTCCTCTTGCGCTAACAGGTATGTTGAATAAGATGGAGCAGATTATTTATCCGCAAGCATGGCTTACATGTGAAAAGGATATGGACGGGATAGGGAAACGGAGAATGAGTGTAGTACCTACTGGGGCAAGTTCGGTCAGGGGAAATGCCGATGTTATTCTTACAGGTATAACAACTCAAATAGGATTTCAACGGTACACAAACATACCGGACTATTGGGATATTCAGTATATAACCGGATTTGATTTGGATAAAATGCCGGTTGATTTGATAAATCTGGTTGGTAAGCTCGCTTCATTCGGCCCGTTAAATATTGCTGGAGATATGATATTCAATCTTCCGGGTATTGCGTCCATGCACCTGGAGATAGACGGACTTAGACAATCCATAAACTCTACTGCTTCTGCTGAAAATGCAGGGTATGGGGCACGTCTGAAACAGTATCAGAAGGAAATAGAGGAAACGGTAGGACGAATAAAACTTGTGTACGATCAGTTTAAATTTTTGGTATTATAAGGAGGACGTATCATGGCAAAAAGCATTTTACAATCACCTATTCCGGCTTTAAGCAATGCAAGTCCTGAATTTATGCGTTCAGAGTTCGATTCTGCCGTTTACTTGAAAGGGTATGAGGTGATAATTGAAAAGGCTTTGAGGTGTCCTTGTAACGCGCCAGATTCTCCTTTGACGGATTGTCAGAATTGTTTCGGCACAGGATATTTTTATGTGAACCCTGTAAGTACCCATGCACTCATAACCGGAATAAACGGAAACAACGATTATAAGCGTTGGTCGGAAGAACTGATAGGAACTATCAATGTAACGGTGACGGATACAGATAAACCGAATATGGGGTATTTTGATAGGATCACAATCCAAAAGGAATATTCTTATTTCAGCGAAAATCTTCCTGTCAGAACAGACGGAGAGAACTTTTTCATATTTACTACTTATAAGCCGTTATCCATATACAGCATACATGTGTTTGATGGTTCTACGATGCCTTTAAGACAACTTTCAGTGGCAGATTACAAAGTAAGTGATGTGAATCCTTATTGCATAATTTTTACCGCTGATATGACTTTAAATCCGGTTGTGAGCGTTTACTATCAACATCAATTGGAATTTCATGTATTGGATTTCCCACACGAAGTACGTGCTTCATGGAAAAAGAATAAGGAATCAGGACAATTGGAAAGAACAAAACTTCCCGTTCAGGCAGTAGCAAGAAGAACACATTTGATAGTCTCTGAAAAGCCTAATTTTGACGGTTCGGGTGTTATTTTGAACGATAACATACAAATGAAAGTGGTGGAATGATTTTACCAATAAATATAGATTTAGGTGATCTTATGGAAGAGTTTAATCTTTCAGGGGATCAATCTGTGTTTTTAGGTTCTTCCATTATTGATGCGGTTGTCTCGGAATATCAGCTTAGGTGGCAAAATCTTATATCAAGCAATCTTCATAAAACAAGGAATGAATATAAAAGGGGAGTTTTCATAGAAAGAGAATCCCCTTTGTCCGTTACATTTGGGTTGACAAACAGAGAATCTTCTATTCCTTTGATGATTGAGGAAGGGCAACCACCTTTTGATGAGAAAGAAGGATTTAGAAATTCCTCAAAAAGAAAGCGAAAACAAGACGGTGGATGGTATATGAATATTCCTTTTCGTCATGCAACACCCGAAGCTGTAGCGGATTCAGGCTTATTTTCAACTATAATGCCTCAACAGATTTACGATGCAGTTCGAAAGACAGGAAGGCTGGGAATTGGAAATTTACAAGGAAGGTTTGCCGAAAAAGGAGAGAGGAAAGAGATAAACAGGTTGGGAGTAAACAAACCATCTTACATGCACAAAGCACCTATTTATCAAGGTCTGACGAAAGTAAGTATTGCTTCTACTTCAAACGAGACAAGAAGTGGTTATTTTACATGGAGAAGGGTAAGTGATGCTTCTGATCCTAACAGTTGGTGGAATGGTGGCATTATCCCATATAAGCTCATGGACAAGGCTCTTGAACAAGCTAAAATAGATGTTGTCGCGGATAGGGTTATAAACGAATTTTTAAAAGCTATTTAGTTATGATACAGATAGTTAAAATAAAAAAGATTGTAGAAAGTTGTTTGGAATATGTTCAGACTGACTTTGAAAGTAAAAACAATGAAAAGGATTCTTTCTTGTATAAGGTGTTGGGAGACACGCAGGATGGTTCTTACAACTTCTATGAGCAGGCAAAGAATTTGTTTTTGCGGAAAGAAACAAACCCTAACAACATAAAGGTATTGCTGGAATATCCAAAGGACAGAGCAGGACTTCCGTCTTATGTGATTCGTGAACCGGGAAAGAAAAGTGGTATCGCTAATTCTATAGGTAAGATAGAATCTTTTATGGGTGGCGTTCCTATGTACAGAGATACAAGACAGTATGGACTGGAAATTATGTGTTTTTCTGTAAATATGAACGAATCAATTTTGATGTCAGAAATTTTGTATGCACTTTTACTTGGTTCTTGGGATTTATTGGCTTCTCAATTTCTTAAAATAGAGTTTTCCATGAAAGAACTGATGATGGAGAACCATTTGATGCCAACTCCTATTTTTATCCGTTCTATCGGATTGGAATTATCTTCGGAAGAAATAGCTCCAGGGCTTGTGGACACTACTTTACTTGGAAAGATCCTCTTTGGAAAGGTCAACCAAGTGGATAGTATTGCTCTTGGCAATCCAGCTATTACTGACGGACTTCCAGGAGTAGAATCGGAAATTAAAACTTTTGTATAATATATTGAAAATTATGCCAATTACATATAATAGCAATACAAAAGAATGCTCTTGTTGTCATAGAGTTCTGCCTTTGAGTGATTTTCATAAAGATAGAACAAAAGCAGATGGTTTATATTCTTCTTGTAAAGAATGCAAACACAATAAAGCTGTTTGGAAGAATAGATCAAAAGAAACGCTTTTAAAGCAACAGGAATATAGAAAGAAAAGGTGGACTAATGACCCTGAGTTTAGAAAAAGAAGTAGAGATGGTGTTAAAGAATATTTAAAGAATCATCCTGAAAAGGTGGAACTTTATTATCATACAGAAGAAGCAAGAGAAAGACAAAGACAAGCGAGTAAAAGGTATAGAGATAAAGGAGGACTCAAAAATTATGTTGCCAAAAGAAGAAAAGAAGACCCTTCTTTTGGAATAATGCTAAGTTTGAGAGCGCGTGTTAAAAATTCTTTAAAAGGAAAAGACAAATCATCTTCTACGGTTGAACTCGTTGGTTGTTCTATGATAGAGTTGAAGAAATATTTAGAATCTCAATTTAAAGAAGGTATGTCTTGGGAAAATTATGGAATAGAATGGCATATCGACCATATTGTACCATGTTCCTTTTTCGATTTGTCAAATGAAGATCGTCAAAGGATTTGTTTTAATTGGAGAAATTTACAACCTTTGTGGGAAAAAGATAATTTGTCTAAAAACAGAAAGTTGCCGTCTGATTATAAAGAAAGGATTGAGTATATAAGTAAGTGTTTGGACATACAATTCGATATGTAAATAATTAAATATAAATAATATGAGCACATCATTCATATTTGGAAACAAACAAATAACTCTCCCGGGAAGTTATAGTCGAATCGTTTCTGGCGAAACGTCGCCTGCCCGTACATTAGATTATTCTAAAACTATAATCATAGATACTGGTGTTTATGGTGCAAATTGGTGTGGCGGTTCCGGTGTAGCTGGGGAAAACTATCAGAACTTGGATGCAGTTTATAGATTTGACACATTGGCAGAGTTCCGTTCTTTTATGAAAGGCGGTATGTATTGGAAAATTGCAGAGGCACTTTTTACACCAGATTATTCGAATCCTGCCTCTACTGGTATTTCGCAGCTTTTGTTTGTAAGAGCAGCAAAAACAGCTTCTGCCACTATCACTTTTGCAACAACAGCGGGCGGAACGTTTGAAGTTAAAACTTTGGACGAAGGAAAGGGAGCAAATGGTACACTTTCGGAAGCTGATAACCTGATTACTGGTTATGGTGTTTCTATTGTAGCAGGAGAAGATGATCCTGAAAAATGGATCATGAAGTTTTATGTCGGTTCTTTTACCGGTTATGCAGAGGATGGTTATCCTATTGGAGAAACACCGGAAGATCAGGCAGCACCTACTTTGGTATTGCAGTCGCCTGAATTTAATAATATTCAGACTTTGATTGATTGGGCTAAATCAGACCCCAATTTTGCGAATTTGTTTGTATTGACAAGCAATGCAAAGAAAGAAGGTGAAGGAACTGTAGCGGAAAACGACGTAACAACGGCACTTGCAGGAAAGAAATTCGTACTTGCAAAAGGCGGTACGGAAACTTATAATGCCGATTACATGACACAGGCTCTTTCTGCTATCACAGGGTTGGATTATAGTTTTGCTCTTACAGATCAGTTTGGACAAAATGCGGATTCTGCGTTACAGAAACAGTATATTGCCCACATGAACAGCCAGGCAAAATACACCCATTTCTTGTTTGTTGGAGGACATGCTGATGCTGCTAATTTCTCTAAATCACTTGATTTGGCAAAAGGCTTTAATAGTGAGCTTGTCCAGTTGGTACATGGAGGTGCGGGTATGACTTCCGGTATTACAGGTGTAAAAACACGTTGGTGGGGTGTGATGTATAATTTGTGTTGTATCTTGGGAAGAACAGCTGGAAAACCGCCTTATATTCCTGTTACAAACAAGACGATCGGTATTGACAAATTACAGCATACTTTGAGTGAAGTTGAAAAAACGAAGGCTTTGGATGCTGGTATGCTTGTGACGGTTTACAATGACTACACTAACAATTTTGTTGTGTTGCAGGGTGTGAATACTTTGCAAGATAACAAGGTGTTATTCAACTCCAATGGTCAGAGCCACAGCATTCAGTTCATGCGTATTGTCGCACAGATTAACAAGGAATTGGTTGTAAATGCTTCTATTGATCTGCTTGGGCAGGAAAACGGTGTAAACGTGAATACTTTGTCTGCCGGAGCGGTGAAGGACTGGACGGTTGCTTATTTGCAATCCAGAGTAGCAACGGAAGCACAGGATAACTTGCTTCTTTCTTTTAAAGATGTTGTCGTAACAAGACAGGAAGATGCTTGGTTTGTTACTTACAAGATCGTTGTTAACAATGAAATCAACAAGTTGTTCTTTACAGGCTTCTTAATTCGTGGATAATAATTCTAAAATAGAATATCATGCAGACATTTAGTGCACCTATGGCATATATCAAAATTGGCGGTGAGACTGCTGGTTTTGTCAGAAATATTACCGTACAGGAACAGATCAATCGTGTGGATGTACAAGGATTGGGTAGTTTGCCTATTCAGGAAATCCCGCCTGTATCTTACAGATGTTCCGCAACTGTGGACCAGTTCTTTTTGTCTTTCAAAGCTCCGGTGGTAGAAGCAATGATTCATCGCTTGGGAACTTTACAGGAAGTACTGGACACTCTTACATTCGCAGAACAAGGTTTCTCTATCATGATCTATAAGAAATTGGTTCAGAACTTTGATGATGCCCGTAAGATGGTGACGCAGGTTGACCCGACAGGTCAGACGGTTGCTCTTTTAACTCCGTGTTTCATTGAAAATCAGAATTGGCAGTTGCAAGAGCAATCTGTTTCAAGTTTTAATGTTAACATACGTTATCTTAACCCGATTGTAACTGCTGAATATTAACTACATTTAACAAGATAAGTTATAAAATTTGTTAATATAAGGGCTTTGGATTGATTTTGTAAGAATAAAATAAGTTGCTATATTTGCTTCGTTGCTGTGAAGCAATTACATTCAATCTTATTATTCATAATAAAGGAAGGTGGGCGTTTGTCCACCTTTTGTTTTTAGAAATTATTATTATTTTATTTGTTTGGATTGTAATTTTTACTATCTTTGTGGCGTGTATTAAAAATTCAATTTGTTATGAGTAGTAGATTTAAAAGTTTAGATGATCTTGATGCTGCTTTCCCTACAGAAGAAAGTTGTATAAGATTTTTGGAAGCCCTTAGATGGGAAGATTCTTATCCTATTTCTCCTTATAGTAGAGAATCTAAAGTTAGGCTTCGTGGTAATGAATATATTTGTTGTGATACAAATAAGGCTTTTGATGTAAAAACGAAAACTATCTTTTTTAAGACATCAATTCCACTTATAAAGTGGTTTAAGGCTTTATGGCTGGTTTTGTATGATGATACAATAAATTCTGTTGAAATGGGCAGAAAATTGGAAGTAACTCAAAAAACAGCTTGGGAGATGATGAGACGAATAAAATTTTGTTTAACTAATTCAAATTGTAAATGATATGATCAATAAGATTGAGTGTAAAGGTGTTCTGCAATTAGGCGGTATGTCGATTTCTTGCTATGTTCTTGAAAACGGAATGAGGGTTTTGTCGGGGAGAGGTATGCAAGAAATTTTAAGAATAACGGACGAAAAACAAGGTGGGACGAAATTGCCTACTTTTTTAAACAATTCTACAGTTAAGCCTTTTATTTTTAGAGATTTAGAGCCGGGACGATTTCAGCCTTTAGATTGCTATCTTGGGAATCAAAAGGTAAATGGATATGAAGCTACTGTGTTGGTGGATATTTGTGATGGAATGCTTGAAGCAAGAAAGCATATTGAATTGAGTGACAGACAAAAAATAATTGCAGATCAATGTGAAATTTTGGTTCGGTCTTTTGCCAAGGTTGGAATCATATCTTTGGTAGATGAAGCTACAGGTTATCAATATGACAGAGAGAGGTTTGAGCTTCAAAAAATCCTTAACGCCTATATATCGGACGAAATATTGAAATGGCAACTTACTTTTACAGATGATTTTTATAAAAATATATATCGTTTATGGGGGTTGCCATTTATCCCTAAATATATTAGAAACAAGCCTTCTTTTATTGGAAAGCTAACAAACAAATATATTTATGAATTGCTTCCGCAGGGTGTTGTAGATAGAATAAAAGAAAAAACGGGCAAAACTTCAAAGGGGAATTGGAAATATAAGTGGCATCAATCTTTGACACCAGAAATAGGGAGAGAACATTTGAAGAAGCAGATTATAGAAGTTACAACATTGATGTCTGTTTCTCAAACGAAAGAACAATTTGACGATCTGTTCCAATTGAAATACAAAACACCTCCTATTCAGTTACAGACAGAATTTGAAGAAAATTCAAAAGAAGAAATTTGTGATGAATTTGATTCTTCTATGAGTAAAATCATAAGGACTTCTTTTGAATCAAATAAAGAGAAAGGGAATGAGTAATTTTTTCAGAAAGCGGAATGAAAATTCCGCTTTTCTCTGTTTTATATGTATATTTGTGCGTATCAATCAATTAATCATAAAAACAAAGTATGGGAACAAAAGAAATTACAGTAAAAGGAAGAAAGTACGAGATTCAATTTCCTAATGTAGGACAGTATTACCAGATCGAAGTAAACAAACAAAGACTGGGGAAAGGGAGTTACAACTCATTGATTGGCAATCCTACTATTACAGCGCAGCGTGCGTTGGATATGATTGATGTTGAGGCAACTTTATCCGTTCTTTGTCCGCAGTTGGTTGCGGATTTGAAGGTAAAAAGTTTCTCGGAACTTGGATTGAAAGATTTTAAGGAGATCAGCGATATTTACATGAACGAGGTGTTCCCTTTCTTGAAAGAGGCTGAAAAAATACTTTCTTCTGTGGACTGATGAACCGGGAAGAATATAGGAATTTCGTCATAAAATGGAATAACACTTTCCCTATTGACAGGTGGTTTAGGAACAAGCACAATATTCCTTTTCTTTCGGAAGAACATAAGAAGTGTGATTTCTTTACTGAACTTATGGAGTTCGAAGAAGAAAAGGCATTTTATGAACTTAGTCAAGAAAAGAAAGAAAAAGAGGAAAGAGCGCAAGAATATATCCCCAATATCGGGGATTGGTTGAAAGCACCGGAAGGTGAAATTTCGGAACAAGATACTGCCTTCTATGAAGATCAGATGTTTAAGATGATAGAGATGGAGCAAAAGGCAAAAGAAAATAAAGAGAAAGATGGCTGATAACGAAAAAAGACTTAGGGTGTCGGTAGATATCTCTCAACTTAGGTCGGTCGGGAGAGATGTTGAGAATATGCAACGAAGAATAGTCGAAAACAATAACGACATTATTCGTCAGCAGAACGATGCGCTCAACCAACTTAGGGAACAATTGAACCTTTTGGGACAGCAAAATTCTGAAAAGGGTAGACAGACTACAGCACCCACACGTCCAGTTATCCAACCTACACCACAACCGGAAGGAGAGGAACAAGAGACCATAACACCCACACGTAGGAGAAGGAGGGAAGTTCAACCGGAAGCGGACATTTCGGATGAAAGAGGTGAAACCTATCAAGATAGAGGCACGAGAGCTATCGACCTTTCGGCTTTGCTTGGTGTGAATCAAGAAGGTTTTCGTGATATTGTGGAAGCCATTTCTTCCGGTAATAGTGATTTGTCTGATATAACAAAGCAAATTCTCCAAAACGTACAAGCAGGAGCACGTGCTTTAGAGGGAATACAAGAAGGTGTCTTTTCTATTGATGAAACTTTGTACAATCAAAGAGGTACTTCTGTGGGCGGATCGGGAATACAGCCTATTCCAGTGCCCACACCATCACCAGTGCCAGCAAGAGAAGAAACACCTATTACAAGAGAAAGAAGGGAAAATGTACAAAGAGGAAGTGACAGAAGTACAGCTACTAACATTGCCACAAGAGTGATTTCCGGTGTTGGAGCTACATTTCAAAGCCCTGCTGCTATGGGCGGAGGACTTATATCTTCTTTGGGCGGAATTGTAGGAGAAGGTCTTTCTTTGATACCTGGTGTGGGGGGATTTTTGGGTGGTGTAACTACTGCGGTCGCTAATGTCATGGCGGGAATTTTCACTACATCTGTTGAAAAAGCATTTGAAGCTGAAAGAAGAACAGTCCCCTATTCTCAAACAATGGGTGTTTCTGCCGGGCAAGCCATGCGTACAGCCTTTGGAGAAGGTAGTTATGCTGCTGGTGCTCTTGGAATGAATGTAGGGGAGTATATTCAAAGACGCGCCGCACTTATCCGTGCCGCCGGAGGAAAGGAAGAAACGGTTGCGCCTGTCCCAGAAACGCAAAGTCTGATGGCCGTACAGCGTTTATATGGACTTAGTGATCGTACTGTAATGGGAATGCAAGGGGCGATGCGTTTTGCCCGTACAGAGGAAGGACAAACAGCTTCTTCATCTGCCATTATCCGTTCGTTTGAGCAGACCATGAAACAGCTTCAAATTCCTCTTAGTGAGATTGCTTCTACGATGGATGAAAGCATGACTACTTTTATTCGTTCTGCTGACGATATTCTTTCCCGTACAGGTGAAATAGATGCAGCAAGCATAGCTTCTATCATGCGTGCTGTTCGTTTGCAGACCGGAATGGAAGGTAGGCAATTGGAGCGCGTACAGCAGGCTTTCATGGGACAAGGGATTTCACAAGATGATGTAACACAAACTCTTTTGCTTCGTGCAGTACAGCAGGCAACTGGCGCAAACTCTCCATCCGAGGCTTTTGCTAAAATGGACGATTTAACAAAAAATCCTGAAATTATGAAAGTGTTCTTGGATATTCTTCAACAATATGCAGGTGGAAGCATTGAAATGTTGCGTTCATTGATGAGAGGTGCTTTTACAAACCTTTCGTGGACAGATATTGTAGATCTTACAAAAAGTGGAACGTTGGATTCTAATAAAGTTTTTGATGAGGTTAAAAAGTCGGAACAGGCGCTTAAAGGGAAGAATGACCAGATAAATCGTTATGAAGCGACGGCAGCAAAAAGAACTGTTACCACAGGAGAAGCCCTGACAGCCGCTTATGAAAATAAGATGATTGGTTGGGGAGAAGAAAATATAGCAAGGCTGTTTAAGATATTGGAAGCTATTAGGGACTTTTTGGGAGATGGCGATAACTATAATAAAGATAAGAAATATGCAGAAGATCACCCCAGTATGGCTTCTGATTATCCATACCCAGATGCAAGAACGAAGGTTACTCCTGTTATTATTGATGGTAAGACGATATTTGACCCCAACAAAAACAATAGTCAGTCTATATCACAAGATACATTGCTTCTTCGCCAGATAAATAGTAATATTGCAAAAATAGCAAGTAGGGAGGATTATTGACATGGACGCAAATAAAAAAGAAAGCACACAGCCTGTTTATGTCATAAATATAAATGGCGATTCGGAAGTAGCACAATTAATTAAAGGTTGGCAAATTAATCCTCCATCTGACGCTAAAAAATATACAGAAAAGGAATTTTTGGCTGTTAAAAATGAAAAGGGGATATCTAATCTTGACATTATTTGGGGCACTTATGATAAGGCCGAAAGAGTGGAGTTTAAAAGTGATTATGATTCCGGCATCTTACCTTATGTAAAAAGTGGAACCCCTATTGCTTTTCCTAAGTCAGATACGCCATTAAATATAGTTTTACCTTCAAAAAGCGGACAATTTGTGTCACAAGGAAGTTTTAAGGCTTATTGGGGAGAAAACTATGAAAGTCTGATAAGTGATGAAGAATATTTGCCTGACACAAGCGTTACATCTTCTCTGAAAGGAACAGGGATAAACGCTAAGATAATTTCCATGAACGTAAGGGTATGGATATATATCAAGGCTTTGGATAAGGTCATGGATTTATCCCCTTATGTTTTGCAGGTAGTAACTACAAAGTCAAAACAGACAGGAGAATTTACTGTTTTGCTATCACCTTTTTATGCAAACGAAAGTTCTTTTGCTTTTGGAGAATCTATTATAGAACAGTTTAATCTTGTTTCCAATGAGGGAGCACAAGTCAAGTCTTTTCAAGAAAAGTTTATCCAGAATAATGATATAGTCTTTATCCGGTTCGAACGTTTGAAAAAGGAAAAATCAACGGGAGATTTGGATTTAGGAAAGCAAGTGAACTTGGAAATTCCTGTTTCTAAAATAGCCAAAAACAATATTTGGGACATGATAGGATTTGTAGATGTCTGTACATCTTCTTTTGAAGCACAAGGAAACATAAAATCTATCACGATAGAAGGAAGAGACATAAGCAAACTTTTTACAGAGGATGGCTGTTATTTCATTCCTTTATTGAATGCTACTGATACTTTTTCTCATTGGTACGAAATGAGTGAGGATAGTATTTGGTTTAAAAGGAATGTCCTTACAGGAGCTTTTTCAAACCTTTTATGGTCGTTTAGTCAGAAGGAAATAAAAGAGTGTTTATGGTTTATCGTAAACGCCATGTCAACAATAGGAATAGCTAAAAACAGTGTTTTTGATTCTTGGGAAGACAAGCGGACAGAAAGTTACGATTTAGGAAATAATCAAAAACAAGATGTAAACGGCGTTTGGCAGATAGTAAAGATATTTGTAGAGGATATTCTCGAAAAAAGGGTTCTTATTGATTCTTCTATTGCTAATCCGAATGGCACTCTATTGGAGTATATGACGAGGGTATGCCAATCTCCTTTGGTGGAGTTTTATTTTGATACTTATGTTAATACGATAGATATAGTTGTAAGACAACCTCCGTTCAACAAGGATGCTATTATGGGAGCTTACAAGAACGGACAGTATGTGACAATTTCTTCTGATAATTTGCAAGGATACGATCTTTCTTATGATACAAGGAGCTATTCATGGTATCAGTTGAAAGTGATTAATAATCATGCTGGGCAAACAAACACAACGAGCCTTGCTTTTGTTCCTATTGTATATTTGAACGATTACGCAGAAGTGTTTGGTAACAAGAAGATGTCTTTCACCGACCAATATTTGAATTACAACGAGGTAGAAGGGATAAATAAGACACGGACGCTTTCTAATTTTCAGGCGGCAGCATTAAATGATCTCATATACATTATAGAATCAACAGCTTATCTTCCTTTTACGAGAACAGGTATGATTACGATAAATGGGGATAGAAGAATAAAGGTTGGTACATTTATTTACTTTGAACCGACAAATGAATTTTTTTATGTATCCTCTGTTGTCAATAATGTTTCTTTCTTGGATGGGAATTTACAAAGACAGACTATTATGCAAGTGGAAAGAGGTATGTACGTTCCTATTCTTTCTAATTCTTTTTCTTCTGTAAAGAATAGACAGGATAATGCAGGGGAAGAAAGTAAGGATGTGAAACCGGATTATTTCAAATTGGTTGATTTGACGGAAATGAGAAATGCAGCTAAAGTGACTCAAAAAGATCAGATCGCTACGCTTGTTTCTCCAAAGGTGGATAGGGATCAGTTTGAATATTTTCTTAATCGTAAGATGTTCAGTTAGTTATGGCAGGTGGAAAAGTAAGAAAATTGAATGCGTCCCCCGAAGCAATTTCATTCGGGTTCATTGTTGTTCCCAATGGAGTGGACAGGGATTTGTATGTGGAAACTTGTTTAAGGAGAGGTCGTGTTTCTGTCATGGGAAATGGGGGAGCTTTCTTTCGGGATATTTATATAACAAATGAAGTTTTGGCTAATATCGAGTTCCCGGAGAAAGAAAATGAACAAGGGTCGGCTGTAGTGATAGCGAGCAACCCGTATGACGGTGTTCCTATTGTGATAGGGAGCTATCCGAGAAATGATCAGTCTCCTATGTGGAAAGAGAATACATTCCAGTTCAGAAAGACAGTAGGGAATGTGACTGCATCCTTATCGGTTGATCCGGCTAATAATGCAGTAATTGTTTCTATCAATTCTCCTAAAAAAGCATCCGTAAAGGTACTTGCTACAGGATCAGAAGAATCGGAGGTAATTGTTGAATCCACTGGAAGCGTGAATGTGACCGGAGGAACAAATGTTTCCGTAAAGGGATACACACAGATAGAGGCAAAGGTTGTGAATCCAGAAAAACCGGAAGAAGAGGAAAGAAAAGTCTCTATGGATTTGGAAAAGGTTTATTTTCATTGGAAAACGGAGGAAATGGAACAATCTTTGCAAGTGGATAATTCCGGTGTATCGGTAAAGATTGGGGAAGATGTACAAAGCACAATAACGAAAGAACAGTTAGATTTGAAAACGGGAGCATCTACTTTGAAAATGAACAACGATATTATTGAGTTTAATGGTGGGGGATTGAAAGGTCTGGTTGAACTGGATAATCTTACAAGTAAATTGAATGGTTTTGTAAATACATTCAATTCCCATACCCACAATGTTCCGGCAGGTTCATTTCTTGTTGGAGCAACGGCTGGCGTGCCAAGTCCCGCTCCTGTTCCCGTTACATCTCCCATGCAATCGGCGCAAAGTTTTGTTGCTTCTGATTATGAGAATGAAAAGATAACACAGGGTTAGGATATTGGGAAGAAATTCGTACTTTTGAACAAGTTAAAATTATAAAGCCGTGGCAGTTTTGGATTCAGTGGTAAAAACAGCGAAATCGACACTTAAAAATTTGGGTCGCTCCATGATGGCAGCGCAGTTCCCGAATGATTTTGAAGTGTATATGTGTTCTTTGGAGTTGGCAGATTCCAAAGGGAACACAATTGATGTCTTTACTTTCCCTATCAGCCCGGAGAGTATAGATAAGAGTGAACCTAAAAGAACTACGGTAGTCAACACGGCAGGAGGCATAACAGTACTTACTTCTCCTGTTTTTATGCCGCAGACAATTACGATAAAGGGAAACTTTGGAAGGACATTCAAGATTCTTTTAAGCGGTTCTGATAGCGTTTCGTTGACAGGTGCAGCTTTTAGTATCTCGGCAGGAAAGCGTTATCTCTATCAATTACAGGGAAAATCTACAAGTTCTCTCACTATGCCTTCCTTTGATGCTGGTATTAAAACGGGATATGGTTGTATCAAGATATTACAATCTATCATAGATAAAAGCAACGGAGTGGACGAGAACGGGTTTCCCATGAAACTTTTCTTCTATAACATGGCACTTGGAGAAAGCTATCTTGTTACGATTCCACCGCGTGGCGTTAATTTCAGTCAGAGTATATCAAAGAATATGATATGGGAATACAATCTTGAAATGACTGTTATAGCTCCTTTAGAAGCGGTTTCGGGAACAAGTGGTAGTAAAGGTTCGCTTTTGGAAATGTGCGCCTCTAATGTGATACAAAAGGGCATAAATGAATTTGCAAGTTCAATCTCTAAAGGTTTGTTGGGCAATGGATGATGCTTTCGAAAAATTTTACAACGTAACGGGATATGATATAAAGTCATATTTCCAGAAGTTTGTTGATTTCTGTGCCAACGATTATCCTCTTATTGTGGACTATTATAGTAATGGTGGGGAGATGGACAAGGATTCTTTTTTGCGCCTTGTGGAACTTGTGAGAGAATCGGAAACGATTGAGCCTTTGTTCATCCTACATGAAAATACTTTGGATGACATTTCCATGTGGGATATTCTGGACAACTTTACAGAGACACAGACAAAACTTTCCACTATTAAAAGTTCCGCAAGGTGGCTTAGAAGTTCTTCTTTAGGCAGGAACAATACTTTGCAGATGGAAAAGACACTTCGGACAGGGGAACGGTTTGAAGATGTATCCAGACAGCTTAACAGTACCAACCCGGAAGATGATTGGATGAATATTACAATACCGCAGTATATAGAAGAAACTGATTATTCGTTCTCTGATGGAGGAAACAAGTTCTATATCAATCTAAAGAACGCTGGGAATAATTATCTTGATACTGTTGTGGATGTACTTGTGGGAGATAATATCTTGGGACGTGACATAGATGTGAATTTTGTCTTTGAGAATGACGATTTAAAGATAGTGATAGGCGATGATGCGATCCGACAGGCTTTGGATACTATTCTTTCTTCTCAAAAAGGTGCTATACCAGAGTTTAAGGATTATGGAATTGCAAATGAGTTCATAGGAACAACGGTGAACGCAATCCAGTACCCTTCTATTTTTAAGGATGTAATGAACATGTTCCAAAGGGATTCAAGATGGGACTCTGTGGAGTTGATGGATGTAAAAAGAGAGGAAGATGCCGTGTTCCTTTCTTTGCAATGTAAAACGGTAACAAAGAAAGATTATTTGGTTAATGTGCCTATTTAGGTATAGGTATAAACATAGAGGTGAAGTTATTTATTTCCCAAAGAAAGAAGGATTGTCACCTTTGAAAACGAATTGCAAAGAAGGTTCTGTAAAACAAGTTCGATTTATTCCTAAAGCAGATTGTTATTCTATAGAAGTTGTTTATGAATCTTCTGTAAAAGAACAGCTTCCCGATAACAATAGGATCATGTCTATTGATTTGGGTGTAAACAATTTAGCTTCTATTGTAACTAACACAAACAGTAAACCTGTTTTGATTGATGGAAGGAAATTAAAATCCATCAATCAGTATTACAATAAGAAAAGATCGAAAATTCAACAACAATTAAAAAAGACAAATGGAAAAGAAAATTCAAGACGGTTAATGTCTCTTACAAGAAAGAGAAACAACAAAGTAAAGGATTATCTTCACAAGGCAAGCAAAGAAATAATCAATACTTGTTTGGAAGATAATATAACAACATTGATAGTCGGACATAATGATGGATGGAAACAAGAATCCAATCTTGGGAAAAGAAACAATCAGAATTTTATTTCAATTCCTTTCGATATGTTCATATCAATGCTAAGATATAAATCAGAAAGACAAGGACTAAGATTTGTTGAAGTAAACGAATCTCATACGTCAAAATGCAGTTCTTTTGATTTAGAATCTGTGGAACACCATGATACTTACGTTGGTAAAAGAATTAAGAGAGGGCTTTTCAGAACCAAAGATGGAATCTTACTTAATGCAGATGTCAACGGAAGTTATAACATCATGAGAAAAGTAAAAGGGGATGCAGTAATGCCACCCTATACAGGGTTTGGGTATAATCCAGTTAAGAAATTTATTAACAAATATACGCTAAAGTAAAATAGTATATAAATACCTTTAGTAAATGTTCCTATATAATTGATATTCAGATGATTACAAAAACAAGTGCAACAATAACCAATCTAAAGAATCTTTTTATAGAGATGTTTTTAGATAAGACAGCTAAGGTAAGTAATGTAGCTGACGGTTCGGTTGTGAATGCTACGGCATTCGGTGTAGCGAAAGTTGCTCAAAAGGCAATGAAGGATATTGCCATAAAGGAAGCGCAGATATTTCCAGATACAGCTACAGGCGTTTATCTGGATAAGGCTGCTGCTTTGTATGGTGTCAGCCCGCGTAAAGGTGCTTTGGGTTCTTCGACATATATAAGGGTATCTGCTAATCCAGGTACAGTATATGATACGTCTGTTACTTTTGTAAATAAAAATGGTATTCGTTTCCAAGTTGACGAAGCATTGACTGTAGGGAAAAGTGGTTACGGATATGTAAAGGTAAGAAGTATCAACGCAGGGTATTCCACAAACGTATCACCTAACAGCATTACCAATGTTTCTCCGCAGCCACAAGGTCATATCGAATGTACGAATGAATATTATGCTATTGGAGGACGTGATAGTGAGGATGATGAAACGTTTAGAATCCGTATTAAGAACAATCTGAATATCCTTAGCAAGAATACAATAGAATACTGGACACAGACACTTAGCAACATAGACGATCGTGTCTTAAAAGTAATGAGTGCCGGTCTGGACGAAAAGGGCATATATAATCTCTATGTTGTTTCGCAGAACGGTATTTTCTTTACCGAAGAAGAACTTGATACACTTTTTGAAAGCGCACAAGGATATTTTGGTATTTCAGAACTGAATATTGAAGGGAAAGTAGTTGGTATTGGTATCAAGAATATTGATTGGTTCTATGTGGGTTCAGAAAGGGGGTTGGATTTCCGTGTTCAGCTTCAACCGGATTACGATGTGTCTACTGTGCGTCAGAACATACAAGTGAACCTTACTAAATATCTTGATTTTCGTTTTTGGACACCTGGAAAAATCGTAGAATGGGACGATTTGCTGGATATTGTAAAAAAGACCGATGGCGTAAAATATGTACCGGACGAGTATTTCTTTCCGTATTACGATCAGCAAGTCCCGGCAAATCAGCTTCCGCGTATAAGGGGGTTTGTGATGCGCGACCAGGACGGAAATATTTTGTACGATTCTGATAGCAACCTCTCTCCGTTGTTTTACCCGTCTGAACCGGAGGATTTGTTTGTAGGCATCAACGACAGCTCACTCAACCTTTATCAAGAGGTTTATTTCAATGTGACAGATTCGGAAGGTGGCACTGTGGAAGGTGCAAATATTTCTATAGGGAACAATGCTGTTATAACAAATGACAATGGGCAAGCTATTATCCAACTTGCAAACGGACAGTATGAATATATTGTTTCCGCTTCGGGATATATCCCCGTAGAAGGAATGTTTGTAGTGTTGAACGGTAGTGTTTCCATTGATGTACAAATGGTTTTAGCTCCTTATACGGTCACTTTCCATGTGACGGACGAAAAGGGAGGGGTTGTTCCTTATGCAAATGTAACGATGGATAACAGAACAACCACTACCAATTTGCAAGGTGTGGCTTCTTTGTCCGCAAGGAACGGGAACTATCCCTACACTATTGAAAAGTTGGGATATGATGAGTATTCCGGCAGTGTAGTTGTGGATGGTAGAGATAAAGAAGTATATCCTGAATTGGAATTTAAGGTATGGACGATTACTGTCATTGTAAAGGATAAGGAAAATCAGCTTATACCGAATGTCATTGTAAAGGTGAACAATGGAGAATATCTTACGAACCAGCATGGAGAGGCGGAAATACCACTTGTAAATGGTGAATATCCTGTAACAATCGAAAAGACAGGGTATGATACTTTACAGGGGGAAATTAAGGTCAACAACCAGAATGCGGACGTTACCTTTGAGATGGATTTCTTTTTATACAATGTGGAATTTAATATTTCGCAGGTAAATCAGGGGAATCCGGCAGAAGGAGCTACAATCAAAATAGAAGGACAGCCGGGAGTATTGAATGTAAACGGTTCTGGACAAGCTACTATAAAATTAAAGAGTGGAAATTACCGCTACACCGTGCAGAAAAAGGGATATGATGATTTGACCGGATCGTTCAACGTAGAAGGACAGGATACATTTATTCAAAGAACCCTTGTATTGAAACATTATAATGTGGTTATCACTGTTCTTGACAGTGATAACAGTAGTCCGGCACAAGGAGCAGCAGTAAATATCAATGGCTCTTCTTATCCTACAAATGAAAGAGGGCAAGCTGTTGTAAGCCTTCAAAACGGGACATATCCTTATACCGTAACAAAGTCGGGATATTATGACGGCAGTTCTTCGGTTACTGTTCTTGACAGTGATAACAGTAGTGTAATAAGTTTAAAGGCAAGACTTTACAATGTCATAATGACGGTAAAAAATCCATTGAAAGAACCTATTAAGGGGGCTACAGTGGAGATAAATGCAACGTCTTATCAGACACAGGATAATGGTGAGGTGTCCTTGCAGTTAAAAAATGGTACATATCCGTTTACGGTGGTTGCCAATGGTATGGACGATTATTTAGGCGAGCTGGAAGTTGTAAGTGCAGATATTCCGTCTTTTCCTGTGAATATGGAGTACAAGAAATACGATATTGTATTTACTGTACAGACAGATGAAGGTGTTGCAATTGAAAACGCTAATATTCATATCAACGAAAAGGACTATCAGACTTCGCAGGGTGGTTTGGTAACGGTTCGTCTTTCTGACGGGCAGTATCCTTATACGGTAACGAAGGAAGGTTATGTTCAGACACAAGGTAATGTGGAAGTTTCCGGTAGCAACAAGAACGTATTAGCTCAACTTACCCTTATATCATATAATATTACGTTTGTAGTAAAAGATAACATGGCTTCGCCCAATCTTTTGCAAGGAGTGTCTATTGATATAGAAAATGAGGACAAGACAGTTACCACAAATGCGTCAGGAGAAGCGATAATCAGTCTAAAAGCTGGTAAATATACCGCTTCATTCATGAAGAACAGCTATAAGACTGAAACTCTTTCATTTGAAGTAACTGGAGAGGCTACGCTTACGCAGATATTGAAGAAGATATGGAATCTTACCTTTAAAGTGACCGCCGCAGGAAAATCAGGCTTAAAAGATGTGACTGTCAGTGTAAGTGGACCGGCCATATTAAGTGGAAATACTGTAAGTCTTAAAACAAAAGATGATGGAACAACTGATCCTGTGCAGGTAATAAACGGTGCTTATGATTGGAATGCGTCACTCACAGGATATTCGCCGGAAGAAGGAGTGGGAAGTGTTCAGGATGCCGATCAGGAGAAAGTGATAGAATTGACTTATGGATTCGAAACTACATTTACAACTTCACCAGCCACACAAGGCGTTGAAATTACTATTGATGGTAATGATACAATCACAACGGGGCAAGACGGTATAGCAACAATAAATCTTTCCACAGGAACGCATACTTACGCTTATTCAAAAACAGGTTTTTTAAACGGGACAGGAAATGTGCGAATCGAAGAAGCTGAAAAAAGTGTACAGATAACACTTGTTCCCGGAGCGACAGTTACATTCCATACAAAGGTAGGAAATTCTGCTTTGGCGGATGTAAAGATAATTGTAGGACAAAGCAGTGCAAGGGCACTTCCTGAAACCATTGTAACAAACAGTCAGGGTATCGCGGCAATTGCTCTTCCTACAGGGGATTATCAATATCAGATTCCTACTACAAGTACGGATAATCCTAATCTGGTGGAAGTGCCAAGCGGAACATTTAGTGTGGCAACCGCCGCAAGCGTCATTGAATTGGATTTGGCTGATTATGTAAAATACAATGTTACTTTCCAGACTGTTCCATTCACACAAGATGTAGCTATAAGTTTTGCCAAGGCAGAATCTCCAGACACACCTGTTGCAAGTGGAGCTACTGCTTCTAACGGCATTCTTACTTTGACTTACAAGAACGGACAGTATATCTATACAGCAAAGAAATCTAGTTATAAAGATGTAACAGGTGAATTTACAATTGCTGGTGGAGATCAGAACATAACGGTTGAGATGCTTCGAATTTCAACGGTTACATTTACTGTAAAAAATCAAAATGATAGTTCTCCTATTGAGAATGTCGTTATCGAAATGACAGATCGAAGCGATTCATCTAACAAATACAAAGGGACGACTAACTCGTCTGGTGTAGCTACTATGACGTTTGATGGTGGAGAGTTTGAGTGGTCACAAGACAGCGATGCGGATTTTTCCAGTTGTCCTGTTTTTCAAGAAGATGAGAAATATCTTGTTCCAGCGGACGGCGTAATAACAGATCAATTAAAAACCTATTCCCCCAATGGTGTAATTGTTTCTCCATTGACAATTGTTCAGGATAAGGATAATAGTGGTATTACGGAAAGTCTTACCAGAATTTACAATTCAAATAAAATAGATGGCTGGGAGGGAAGCTGGGATAAAACGAAAAAGAACCTTACTTTAACGAGCGTAATCAAGACATCGACAGCTTCTACAGAGACTTATGTTTTGTTTAATGTGGATGCCGGACTTATAGGGTTTTCGAATGGTCTTTTCCAAATTGGCACAAAAAAGACAGTGGATTATCACAAGGCTTTGGATTTTGGTTTTAAGGTAAGTGGTGTTCCGTCCAATCTGAAGATAGTTATAACTTATGGCTCGCAAAACGCTCCCTTAACGGTGGAGATGGAAAATGATGTAATTCAAAGATTCCAGCTTTCTGATCTTTTGTTGGATACAGAAACAATAGGTAATTCTACCATTTGGTCAGTGCATGTGCAATCTTTTGACGGAGGTACATTATCCGCAGATGATTTGAAAGATTTGAATATCACATTCTCTTTCTATGGCAAAAAGGCAATAAGTTCGGATATTCCGGCTGACAAGGTTCTTTATGGGAACTATGATTATACAGTTACCCCGCCTTCTCCTTTGAGAGCACAATCAGGTACATTGAATGTAAATGCGCCTGCCATCAACAAAGAAATTTTGATTGCAAATAATGTAGATGTAACATTTAAGGTAACTTCAAAACAGTCTTCACTTATTCGCCCTCAAATAGGTGATTTTGTATATGGTGACAAAACATGGTCAACTGAATTGGATAGTGCTAAAACTTGTGTTGGTGTCATTACTGATGTAAGAAGCAAGGATTTTGATTTTATTGCTTTGGAAAATCTGACTGCCAGTTTTTGGACAAATTCATTAGGCATTATTCCTAATGTAGTCACTGAAACAAATAAATCTTTAGTCATGTGTGACTTCGCAGGTAAGACAAATTCTCAAAATATCATACTTGCGAAACCAACGGAAAGCACGGCGGCACATCAGTGTGCAGCTTATTCTACAGAAGGATTCGGTACAAATTCTTGGTTCTTGCCTTCTTGTGGACAGTGGGGTGTAGCTCAATTAAACAGAGTTAAGATCGACACTTCAATAAGTGCGACAATCGGTTCAGATCCATTGAGTAGTGTTTCATATTGGACTTCGACACAATATAATTCAAATGATGCTTGGATTTTTGGTTGGGTTAATGGCACAAAAAGGGGAACGACCAAAAGTAATTCATATACAGTTCGTCCTTTCTGTACCTATGAATACAACCCTGTTCCAAACGGTGTATATATTTATGATAAAGATAATAATCGTTACACAAAAGAAGAATGGGTATCATCTGGTAAAGGAACATCTGATGTATGTGGTATAGGCATTTCAACTGATACTAATTCGTTTATGGTATCGACGAATAAAAGTGGTGTAAACTACGCTTTTGGAGGTCAAGGTACTTTGATCTCCAATGTGCCAATGTTAGACACTGATGTAGCAAGCGCAGACCTATACAAATCAACGCATGGTTTTATTTATACTGATGTGATAATATCTGCTTTAGGAATTAACAATGCACCTGCGGCAAAATACACTAAGACAGATATATTTAGAAATGGACAACATGGTTATTTGCCTTCATTTGGTGAGTTAGCCACTTTGTATTCTTACAAAACACAAGTGGAAGAGATTTTGCGCATGTTGGGTCTTTCTTTATGGGGGAGTGTATCTATTCAAGCTTGCACCCAGTATGGGACTCATAATAATGTAACTTTTTATTGGTTGAATGGAGTTTCTGCTCAACCAGGTAAAGGTGACGAGTATAAAGTTTTACCTTTTACTCTTCTTCCTTTGTCTAATCCAGCAATTCCTATCGAGAACGCTCTTGTAAAAATGACATCTGCATCAAACAATTATCAGCAGAATACAAATAACAATGGAGAAGCTGTTATTTCCGCTGCATTAGGTGTTGATTATGATTATGAGATCAGTGCCGATGGTTATGCAACGCAGAACGGGAAAGTCGGTGTATTAAATGAAGCGAAAACAATTGAGGTTACTTTGCAGCCTGTAAGTGAGCTTTCTATAGTTGTTCACAGGAATACGATAGACGGAACAACTGACGTTTCCGGTGTGCAGGTTGTTGTAACTGAAAATAAGGAAGGAGGTTTACAGATGGCTTCTGGTACAACTTCACAAAACGGGACAGTTGTTTTATTTGTACCGGACGGAAGCTATAAAGTAACTTTTTCTAAAGATGGATTTGAAAGCAAGGAAGAAACGGTTGAAGTAAACGGGGAAACTGCACTTAACACCTTCCTTTTGCAGATATACAGTTATATTAATGTTCAAGTAAGAAGAGTTGGTTCGATAAACTTTTTACCTTCTATATTGGAATTGAGACAGTCTGATGGAACAACCGTTTTGCAAACAGCTAATATAGGTGGAAATGGTTCTGGTAACTTTACAAATCTTGTTTATGGTAAGTATGTCCTATATGTTGCAGAAAGCAACAATGCAAAAGAAATGAGACAGGAAATAACTGTAAACAGTGAAGGAATGCAAGTACAAATGAATCTTATCCCTCTTTATGATCTGGTTGTAAAGGTATTGCCTTCTGGTGGTAACGTTACTTTCACTGGTTCGGATGGTGTTCAAAAACAGGCTTCGACAAATGTTTCAAACAATGCAGCGTTTTACAAGATTCCTGCTGGAAATTATTCTATTAATGTTACAGGAGATGCCGGGTTTGAACCTATCAATACAACAGGCGTAATCAAACAAACAGCCGATCAAACTGTGAATCTGGAATACACCTTATCCAAACTGAACAAGTTGGTGCAGATAACAAGTGACCAATCCAATTACCAATTAGATACTTCTTACAAATACGTTTCCCTTTTGATAGTTGGAAGAGGAGGTGAAAAATTTGAGTATTGGCAATCTTGGAATGAATTTGTATTGATGGGCGGAACAACTGGACAAATTGTGTATATTCCTAATATATTGATGTCGGATATTTCAAATGGCCAAATAAATAAAATTACATTTAGTTCTATGTCAAATACAGGCAGGTGGACAGAAGGCACAAAGTATTCCATAAGATTAGGAAGAACAACTTATGAATATAGCGCCTATAATGGGAAAGATAATGCTCAAAATGATGCCGATTATCCTATGCCGCAAGAAAGTAGATTGGGCAATTATTCTGCATATAATGCAAAAAGTTCCGGTGGTTTTGCTGCCCACATGAGAGGCACATTTTATTGTAGTGGAAGTCCGGGAAGCCAAAACGCAAAAGGAGAAACTTATTCTTCTACAGGACCAAGAATGCAACCAGACGGTGCACCAGGTGGAGATGGTAAATATGGATTTAAAAGTTCTTATGAAAAGATTATTTTGGGAGAAATAACTAAACCTATTCAATCCTCAGTTGTTTTTCCTGTCCAATCTATTTTTGGAGGTACAAGTAAAGGTGAAGCGGGATATTTGAACACCAATTCTGGGAAGAGAACTGGTGCAGGTGTATATGGAGGTGCAGGCTATGGTGGCTCTTATCATACTTCTCCAGACGGAGGAAAGACAAGAATTGCTGGGTATGGTTCAGGACAAGAATCTTCTCCGGCAGATGATGATGCGGGAAATGTTACCAAACCAGGAGAAGGTATATTTTGTATATACTACCACGATGAACCTATTTGATAAACTAAAGGGAGAGGGTAACTATATACCAGTTTACAGAAATATTTAAAGTTGTAGATTTTAAATGTGTTAGTGTAAACTAATATATAGTTACCAAGAAGTGCAAGTTTATCGTGTTTTTTTGAGAAAAGATTATCTTTGTGGTTAGTATATACTTAGACAATATTTTAAACGTTTAAAATTTTCATAATCATGGATATAATTAAAAGATCAGTAACAGCTAATTCCAATAAGCTGATAACTACTAATGGTGAAGCTGCACCTTCTTTAATCAGCAGTGCATGGAACTTTGCTACAATCGAAGAAGATATTGTTCTGATTGACCAAAACGGACAAGAAGTTCCGTTTGTAATCATTCCTCTTTCAGAAGGGGCAATTAAGGTAATCCTTTCAGGTGGAATGGAATATACCATTTCGGAAGCGGAAGTGAGCGCAAATTTGGGGTCACCTCTTATGTACATGGTTCAGAAGATTTTGAAAGAAGGGACAACGGCAACCAATCTTAGTATAGGTTTTTAAGGAAAGGAATCAGCAATGAATTTAATAGGAAATATTAACGCAATTCCTTTTAGGAGATTTAGGGGAGGGGGTGGAGTATCTCCTATTCCTCCTTTCCCATCTATTTCTGGTATGATTGCAAGATATTCCGCTTCCGGTCTTACTAATAAGCAGATGGCTGCCAATCCTGTATGGGTAGATAAGACAGGTAATGGGCATGATTTACAGATGAAGAATTTCGCTTGGAAGGAGGGTTCAGGTATTAGTGATATTTATCCCGGTGCACTCGTCTTTGACGGAGTAGACGATTGGGCGGGATGTGACAACTTGCCATTATTGCCTAAAGAAAAAGGATATAGTATTATTGCATTGAGGAATTGGATAACACGATATGATGCAACTCAATATAAAAGACCTTTAATATCAAATCTTGGCACAAATGATGAAGGCGCTTTTTTAATTGAATATAGAAAGGATGAAAATGTAAATGACGTTACGGGATCTTATAATAGTTTTACAGATGTATATATTGATGATAATAACCCTATTACATGGCAAACATCAAGTAGTTACAATGGTCAAATAATAAAAAAAAGAACATCTAAATCTACTAATAAGCTGTGTATTTGTAAAACTTATTTTGGCCAATTAAGTAATTATGCCAATGCTGCCATTTGGGAAATAGTCATTCTCGATCACGATGCCACCGAAGAAGAGCTGACCAAGATCAAAGACTACTTCATTAAAACCTATCCCTGGCTTTTCCCCGACCAAGCATGGACAGTCACCGGCAAAACCAACGAGGACGAAGATCGTGCTACTATTGCCAACATTACGGGCAATGGTAATAATCTTGTGCTGTCGAATTCTGGGTTTGCAGAAGGGAGTGGGTATGGGTTGTATGCTGAGAATTATGCTGGTGGTAGATGGGTTCAATCTACCGATAGAGCGGATTTAACTTGGACGAGTTATTCTGTAAATATAACTTCAGTTAAAGTTGCGTCTACACAGTTATATTATCAATCCTATCCTGAACAACCTTCTTTTACAGTTCCTTCTTATAAGATAAAAGTTTATGGACTGAAAGATGGTCAAACTCTATCCTATAAACAAGTAACTTCTGAAGGACAACAGATATACAAAATATCAGAAGATGGAATTTATACATTACCGTCTTTTTTATTTAAAGCAAATGGAGATTGGTATGGATTTACATTAGATAAAATACAAGAAACCTGTGATATCACCATAGAGCAAATCCCCGAATACGAAGGATACCTGGTTACTGATGGGGTGGATGATAAGATAACTTCGTCTACATTTGAAATGGGTAATGATTGGACTGTAATAGGAGATTGGGAGCTTATAAATACAGGGAAAAATGACAATGCTGGTATTGTAAAATTTAATAGTATAGTCATTTATAATTATAATCCAATACTTATTAACATAAAAAATGGTAGAAATAATTTGATTCCCGATCAAAATACCGTTAATGCAATTTGTTCTGATGGCAGGATTTATTCAAAAGACTGGAAAGAATCTATTTATAATGAAGAAACGGAATCTACCAGTAAAAATCTCTTAACTATAGGATATTCAGGTAACAATTATACTAAAATTGCTTTCAGAAACTTAGCGATTTATCCTACAGTCCTCTCCAAGGAGGATTGTATAAAAGCATATAATTATTTACAAACATTAAAAGCAAAATGACATGAAATACGCAATTGTAAACATCGTGTGGTGCAAGTCCCACGGAATAGAAGTCCTGCCGGAAATGAGGACAAGTGTAGATCAGAGCAAGGTGATCTTGCATGAAGAGTTTCTATCACCTTTCGGCGAAGAGGAATTTCCGAAATATGAATCTACGGACCCGGAGTTTATGGAGCTGCTGGCAAGCGAAGAATGGGCTTTGCCGGAAGGTGTAGAGATTAACAGGGAATTTAGCCGGTTACTGGCTCTTGACCAAATGGACAAGGAGGCTAACGAAAAGATCAATACATATGACCTTTCCCCGTCGGAAGCCTTACAGGTCAAAGATCGATACCCCGAATGGGAAACCGGAATAAACGTCAAAACCGGCGAACGATACCGAGTTGAAGATGTCCTTTGGGAATGTGTTAAAGACCATCTCACACAAGATAACTGGAAGCCTAGCACAGCTACCCTAAGCCTGTGGAAAGTAGTAGATGAAGAACATAAAGGAACTATCGATGATCCTATTGTTTACATTCCACCTATGGAAATATTTAAAGATAAATACTATATCCAAAATGGTATAAAATACAAATGTACAAGAAATAGCGAACAACCTCTTACACATGATTTATCAGCCCTTGTTGGATTATATGTTGAGAAAGTTTAATTATTAATAAGTTAAGGATGTCGCAGGAAATTTACAATAAAACCGTGTTCAAACGGTTCTTTGAAGAAAATGACCCTGCCGTAATGGAATGGGCGGAGAATGTACTTGAAAAGGTATCTTCTCCTGGCATTCTTCCTACTTTTATAAAGAAGGACGGAGAGGATTTTAAGGCGTATTGGGAAACAGTCTGTCATATCTTTGCGCTTGTTGTTTTATATGCTAAGCAATACAATGAGATTGACACAAACAAGATTCTGTTTGAGCTTTTTATTGAAAACAGAGGACTTGTGACAGACGAAGTGAACACACTTGAACAGATGAAATATCTGTTCAATAATTATGTGAGGGAATATAGAAAAAGAGGAACACTTGATATTGTAAACAAGGAAGGCATGATACTTGGGGAGCTTCTCCGTCTTATTAGATATAAGACGGAGGATGAGTTTATATTTGCCCTTTTAATGTCTCGTGATACTGGATGGACAATGGGGTGTAGCTCTCCTACATGGAACAGGACAGACACAGTTTTGAATGTTACAAAAGGGTATGAGACAACGGAAAGCGTAAAAGATTTGAATGCCTATCCACTTGTGAACCCTACAGGTGTTGTTATTGTGGATGATATAGACAACAATGGCACTCCTATACAGGCAATGACTTTCGTTGGAAATGCTTTGGTGGGTATTTCTTCTGAAATTGACAAAACGAAGCTCCTTCCTATTTCAGAAAATCTTTCTTATCAGATTTCTTTTAAGGTTAAAACATCTTCCGCAAGCAACCAAAATTTGAAATTCGGTGTGGAAGTGTTTAACGAAGCCGTTCAACCTATGATATGTAAGGAATCTTATGGAAGTGCAGAGAGCAACAATTTTGTTTCCGGCAGTAAAGGAATCCTGGAACTTCCTGTAGCTGGAGTGTATTATGAATGCCGGGCAATTCTATCGAGAAAGAACAGGGCATACGCAAAGCAGTTAGAGCTTAATTTCCCGAAAGGGAGAGGGCTTCAAATGAAAGACGGAATGAAATTCTTGTCATTAAGTCTTATTCAAGACAGGTCAAATTCTTTCGCTTCCGTGTATATTTATGATATAAAGATAAAGCCACTTTCCCTTCCATTCTATCAAGGTAATTTAGGGGAAAAGGACGTGATAGCTGCTTATTATCTTAATAATTCCCTTACAAGTGAGAAAGGAGTAAAAAAATTTACAGAAGATTACCTTGTTACCTACAAAAACATAATGGGTAGTGAGGATATTCAGCCTTTGAAAGAGAAGAATGTTATTTTCAAAGTATTGTCGGATAGGGGAGCTTACATAGAAGGAGCTTCTATTTCCATTTTAGACAAACGTCTTGTGACGGACAGAAACGGGGAAGCATCTATTGTACTTTATCCTGGTGATTATTCTATTGATGTGGAGAAGTCTTTGTTCATGAATATAGAAGATAGATTGTTTCAGGTATTGGAAGACGATGAAGAAACGCAGGTGGAATATATTCAAATGCAAGGAGATGTGTATGAAAGAAAAGTCACGTTCATTGTAAGGGATGAAAACGAAAGACCTATACAAAATGCCCTTGTTACTTTTAATGGTGAATTTAAATATACGGATTCTTCCGGTAATGCCATATTTATGGCTTTTCCTGGTTTATACCCTTATACTGTAAGCAAGACGGATTACTATACCGTAAGTAAGAATATCAATGTACAAGACGACCAATCCGAACCCGTGACACTTATATTGATACCAAGATATACGGTTACATTTACGGTGACAAATTCATCTACTGGCGCAGTGGAAGGTGCAAATGTGACACTTACTGCAAAAGATAGGTTGACAACAGAGGATGCTGTTGCCTATTCGGAAAGCAAAAGAACAGGTACGGATGGGAAAGTGACATTTACGAATATATTAGGAGGTGATTACACTTATCTTGTTGAAAAGCAAAACTGGATTCCTGTAAATGGGGATGTTGTTGTGGACAGTAATAAGGATATACAAGTGAGCTTCAATCCTATGCCTACTTTTAACATGACGTTTACTGTAAATGATTACAACACCTTTACGGGAGAGAAAAAGCCTTTAAATGGAGCTACCGTAAGATTTGCAGGTTTGACAAAACAGACTTCTGACAATGGGCAGGCTGTTTTTGAAGGGGTGTTGGGAGGAAAATATACTTATGATGTATCTTACGACAACAACCATCAAAGAGTGTATGTGGAAAACTATGAGTTTTATAACAATTCGAGCCTTACGATAGATTTGAAACAACTCACCTACAAGACTACCATTAAGGTGTACGGTGCGGGAGGAACAGTCGTTGAAGGTGCGAAAGTGAAAGTAAACGATAAGGATTTTGTGCAGGAAGATTCTTCTGGTGTTGTGTTGGAACTTCCCAATGGGCAATACACTGTCATAGCATCCTATGAGGAATATGAGGACAGAGAGCAGCAATTTACTGTAAATGGAAATGATCAAGTGGTGAGCATCTATATGGATCAAACTTTATATGATCTTACATTTGTTGTAACAGAGGATAACGGTATTATTTCCAACGGTACAAGGATAACGCTTAACAGGGGAGGTGCAGGAGAACAAACAGGTCTGACAAGTAACGGACAGATCAAATTCTCTGTTCCGAGAATGCGTTATGATTGGGTGGCTTCGAAGCAATATTTCAGTGATCAGATAGGGGTTGTGCAACCAAATGACCTTCCAAAGACGGTGAATGTTGCAATGTCAAGAAAAGAAACGAGAGTGCAGTTCTATGTTTATAATTCCGATACAGGGCTTCCAATTTCAGGAGCTTCTGTAAAACCAGAAGGACTTAGTGCGCAAAATACAGGGGAGGACGGTACAACGACCTTTACGATGCAGATGGGGAAAACTTACAGATATGAAGTTTCCGTTTATGACTATCAGCCTACGGAAGGTTCTGTCACAGTTAATCAGGAATCAATGCCACAACAAAGGGTAGGTATTTCTAACAAGACTTACAGTGCTCATATTACAGTGAAATCCCGAAATGGGTATAATATTAATCGAGCTTACGTGACTTATGGAGGAAAGAGTGGGTACACCAACTCACAAGGACAGCTTACACTTACTGGAATACAATCAGGGTCGTATAATGCCACTTGTACGGCAGACAATTATCAATCCCAAACGAAAAACAATATTGCAATATCGGGAGCTGACACGTATATAGATTTCACTCTTGACTATGAGCTTACGACAACTTATATTTATCTTAGAAAGGAAAATGTATTGCAACCTTATGCTTCCGTGAATATAAGAACTACCGCGCCTGACGGATCGTCTTATTACAGTGGTACAGATCAGACAAATGGAAGTGGTAGGATAACGGTTTCTTCTCCTTCTGGAGGTTATGTGTATGCTTCCGCTACGGATTCGGAATGCGTAGGGACAGGAGATGAATCAACGAACGCAGGAGGGAGCAGTATTTACCTTTATCTTTGGAAAGCTCTTATCGTTTCTTATAGCGGATCGCCTCAAACGCCATCTGTATCAAATGGTGTTTATGAAATAGTGGGAAGAGAAGTAAGGGTTCAGGGTGGAAGCAGAAATACAAGCAACCCTTCTACTGTGTACGCCAATTTCAGAAATCATACAAGAGCTACTGCAATCAAACAGTGGCCCGAATCATTTTCTATTCAGGGAAGCTCTGGTACTTATAATGTAGATGCTGCCGGCGGCAACCATTCTGCCTTTAGAGGATGCACAAGTCTTTCATCGATTGCAACAAACACAATTCCTTCTATTTCAGGGGGTGTTATCTGTTGGTTTAGAGATTGTACAAGTCTTAGGTCTATTCCTTCTGGTTTGTTTACCAAAATGACAGGTAATTCTTGTGCGGGTGCTTTCTGGAGCAGTGGGGTTACAAGTCTCCCGAGTGGTCAACTTGTTCCTACTTCATGTGTTTATCATTCTTCCTTGTTTAGAAGTTGTAAGAGTTTGACTTCATGCGTTGGCAATGGTACTTTTGGAAGGGGAGGTGGCACAGAAGATTTCCATGCTGTATTTTTTGAATGTACGGCTTTGAAAAATACAGGAGGTCAATCAGCTACAAGTTCTCCATTTAGCAATTCAACGAATGCACAGTATATGCAATATACATTTCAAGGCTGCACAGCCATAACCGAACTTCCGGTATTATGGTTCAGATATTGCACAAACATTGTTTCTTTTGTTGGTTGCTTTGTCGGTTGTACAAGTCTTGTCGACGGCTGGTCTACCGCTATGTTTTCTTACTCTTCGAAGGCAACAAATATGCAGTCATTGTTTGAGAATTGTACTTATTTGTCTATTCCTTATGGACAGGGACTTCCGTCAAGTGTAACAAACGCTTCAAGAATGTTTGCGAATTGTAGGAATTTATCTGATATATCTTCTTTTGATATGAAGAATGGAAAGTTGCAGAATGCAGAAAGTATGTTTGAGAACACGGGTGTGAAACAAATTCCCGCTAAGTTCTTTAATGATCTTCCGACACTTACCAATCTTAGGAGATGCTTTGCAGGATGCACGTCACTCACTTCTTTTGGAAGAACAGGGAATTATGTAGGACAACCAGGAACATCTGCACGACCTGTGAATGTGGATATAGGAAATCAGTTTAATAATACCAATTTTGAGAATATTGGCAATAGCTTGAATTGTACCGAAATGTTTTCAGGCTGTACAAATCTTTCTTTAGGAACAGAACAGGCTTATGCAGTTTCTTATACATCTTTTTATGATCGTTCTGTTGCAGGGGTAGGAAAAGTTAATATGGACAGAATGTTTTATGGTTGTTCGAAACTTGGAACTGTCCCTGTTATTCAAATCCTTACAGGATCATCCAATTATGTAAAGATAACGGAGTCTGGGAACAATAACGTAACAAGTCATAGTCAGACTTTTACAGGTACGAATTGCGAGGGTGTCCCAAGTGGATGGAAATAGTAAGTCAAAAATAATTAAAATATTGAGTATGAGCAAGTTAAATGTTAGTAGAAATGTTTTTTTAGAGAAAGAAGAACTTTCAAATATGATTTCTTTCTTTGCTACAGCACCGCTTATGAAGGCGGTGCTACAGGCATCTTATTCTTTTGGGATGATTACGAATGACCCATCTAAGATCAATCCTAATACAGTTAACAAACCAGTAGAAGATGAAAATCTTGTAGAACCTTTTAAAGTGGAAACAGGAACAAACTCTGGCACTATTAAGGTACTTCCCGGGATGGCTCTTACCAGTGCCGGGAACTTTATAGATATCAATGTAGAAGATAATATTCTTGTACCGAACGACAGCAATTTCTATTGGGTGAAGATTGCTTACAAAACAAGAAATTACGAAAAGGGATATGTAAGCGTAAACTCACAAGGTATTGTGTCTGGTTCGGTTGATTTTTCAGGCAAGGTGAGAGGGCAGTCTTCGTCAACTCCTATTTCTATTAGGTTTGAAAAACAAGACGGTTCTGTTCCTTTGAATAATGGCGTTTATCAGATTGTAAACATAATTGACAGCCAAAACTTACTTCTTACATCCGCAACTACATTTGTAGCGGAATCGAATTTAAGAGCTATTGTGCTTGGGACACTTCCTTTGGGAGGTGTATTGACTTCCGAGCAGCGAAACGGTTTGTACACTTATGACGATTATGTTATTTCTTTAGTACCGGAAGTAAGTCTTTCCACACCTCCTGAAAAAGAAGTAGATGAATATTACATTGCACGTGTTCAAAATTCAGGTGGATCGGTATCGGTTTACAACGAAGTGAAAAGTGAGTATTGGTCACTGGGAAATATTTTTATGTCAACTTCCAAATAGTAAGGGTCATGCTAAGATTTTATTATACAACAAGCGCAGGGTACAATAATCAGCAAACTAAGATTTCCGATTCTTTGGGTGGATATAAATCATCCACTCCTGTACCCAATGATACGTTCAGTAACTTATTTGACGAAATAAGCCTTAATTTGGCTTCAAATCCTCGTGAGCAATATATTGCACTTATTTTGAAAAATGAGGGCACAGAAACGCTTAAAAACGTCAATATGTGGTTTTCTGCTGTAACGGAGAATCCATACGGGAAAATCATGGTAGGAGCAATAGGAATGAACAAGGATGAAAATGACAATCCTGTTACACCGAGAACATCTTCTATTTATGAGAAGCCCTATTGGATTCAATTTTATGACGCAACGGAAGAAGATAAAGTTACATTGGGTGATATTGAACCGGATGCTGAAATTTGTTTGTGGTTCTCACGTGTACTTGACGGAAAAATCATTCGGGAGAACTATAACAATGTGGCAGAGAGAGATACGAATACTCAAAACCGTTACAAGAAGGTTGGAAAAGAGACTGATGAGATTTTTAACATTAATTTGGTTTGGGAATAGTTACAAAAGTTGTAGTTTTGCCAGCGAGACAGGGGAACAAAAACTTCCCCTTCTTTTATCACTTAAAATATACAACTTTTGTATGCAATTATTTTATAATCTAATTTCGACAGCAATGACAAGACGAGAAGAATTTGAAACGATTTATGAATACTTACAGGGGAAACTGACAAACAACCCGAAGTATGAGTTTCATGCAAAAAGAAAGGACAGGGAAAGGATAAAAGATTTTCTTGAAAATGAAATAGTGGGGAATCTTTGGAACTATCTTACTTTTCAATTTAATAGGCAGGTTTTTATTTTGTCGGTGTCGAAATTGAGTATTATTCCTCTTCCTAATGTGATAGGGAAAGCAGCTATTGAAAGATGGAGAAAACGAACACAAAAGGATATGTGGTTTACCTCTAAATTCGTTATGGAATACGACCTTAGAAACCCTATCCAGAAAGAAGAAGCCTTGTCTGATTCCTATTTGGATAAAGAAAGACAGCTTTATTTTGATTCTCCGAGAGGATACATCCTTTGTGAAAGCTATGATGGGTTTTTGTATCATGAAAAGAAATGCAAAGGATGCAGGTATATAAAATTGTGTGAAGAAAAATATAAGGACAGATGAGAAAAAGAAGAAAGGAACTTGAAGTTAAAATTGTCCCTTGTTTTTACGATACGAAAAGAGCAGAGCTTTTGATCGTAAGGTACGGATGGTTTGGAAACCTTAAGTTTGTAAGGAGTTTCGGGTTTATCTATCTTTCGAGTAAGGAAAGTGAGAAAAAGATGGACTATGTGTGTGAATTAATAGATAGGTTTAACAGAATACAAAGTTTAAATTGTTATGGAAGAAAAAGTAATGTATGACGTGCGTTCAGCACTTATGACAGGTGAAATTAAAGAAGTAAAAAAATGGGAAACAACTACTTTCAGAGGTCTGGAGTATATCATCCCGGAAGGAGAACGTGAAATGGCTAAAATTGGCAGAGATGTGTTTTTCACAAAAGAAGAAGCAAAGAAAGCTATTAACGCAACGGTTGATAAGAGAGTTCAGTATCTTGAAAATCAGATTGAAAGAATTAAAAGCTATAAGTTTGAGTAACGTGCTGAAAAAGAAGGAGAAATACGAATATCGTCCTTGTAAAAGATGTGGTGAAAATCATTACATCTACAATAGGATGAAGTGGCTCTGTAAGGAATGCGACAAGAAAATAGGGAAAGAAAGGAGAGGTGATCTTAAAACCCTATTCATGGAAATATGGGAAGAAAGAGAACATGTATGCGCGAAATGTGGAAAGCCTTTGGGAGATGAACCGAAAGCTATTTTCTTTTCTCATATCAGATCAAGAGGTGCAAGACCGGATTTGAAGATGGACAAGAACAATATTGAACTTCTTTGTTCCGCTTGCCACAGATTACATGAATTTAACGAAAGAGAAATTGTATGAAAAACAAAATTTTGGATGCTTGTTGCGGTAGCCGAATGTTCTGGTTTGATAAAAACAATCCAAACGTTCTTTTTATGGATAAAAGAAACGAAACATTAAAAGCAAAAGATCGGGACAAGGTACGAACAATAGAAATAAATCCTGATATAGTGGGCGATTTTACAGATATGCCATTTGAAAATAAATCTTTTTATATGGTAGTATTTGATCCGCCACATTTAAAAAGATTGGGTGATAGCAGTTGGTTATGTAAAAAGTACGGTAAACTTCCGGACGATTGGCAGTCTTTGATAAGAAAAGGCTTTGAAGAATGTATGCGGGTACTCAAAACAAATGGAACTCTTATTTTCAAATGGAACGAAACGGAGATAAGTGTAAAAGATGTTTTAAAAGCAATTCCATACAAACCTTTGTTTGGACATACTACAGGCAGACAAAGTAAAACTATATGGATGGCTTTTATGAAAGAAGAAATTGTATAACTTTTAAATCGAATCATCATGACAGTATGTTGGACAGAAGGATGTTACTACTTTGAAGGCGAAGTAACCGATTCCTACCAAACGGAAGATGGTACTATGCTGGTAGTGAAAGTACAGAATGGGAGAACAAGGGAAGTCCTTAGAGAATATGAACATTTAATTGAATTGGATGTATGCGAATAGATGAAAACATAGAGGTATTATTTCAATCCATTGCAAATTTATTTGGGGATTTGAAGCTAAATGTTCTGAAAGGAAAGTTGGAAGATGTGATAACACTTCAAGATACGGAAAGTATTGTTGACTTTACCGAAGAATGTATTAAGTGGTCAGAAAGAGACTATACGAAAAAACAGCGTATGTTTATATTCTCTGATGGGAAATTGGCTTTGACAAGGATATTTATTGTTTCCGCAGAAATGGACTACACAGATGAAGGTGTACCGGAAATAATCATAAATAGAATGCCGGACGATGTAACGTTAAAGGATAATCCTTACAAGAACATTCACGTCCGATACGAAAACGAGGAAAATTGTTCCCGTGATTTCGATAGATTGAAATTAGTGTTGAATTAATAATCTATGGCTAAGGAAGTTATAGTAAAGAATTTAAATCTCGTTGGAATGACAGATTATTTCAATGAGCATTACAAAAAGAAAGATGGTGGAAAGTTTTCATACTGGAACATCAGAGCTTATGCGGTAATGGGCAAAGTCCCTTCCTATTTAGGAGAAGGATTAAGTATTGTTCCTTGTGTGCCGATAGGAAGCAATGTAAGGTTATGGAAACTTGTAAGAGAAACAAAATAGAAAATGGAATGAAGATATATGTAAGTTTGCCTATTTCTGGGTATGATATAAAAGAAACGAAAGAATACGTAGAAAAGGTTAAGAAGTTTCTTGAAGAAAAGGGTGATGAAATTGTTACTCCTTTTGATGTTTGCGATGAAGAAGGTGAGTCCTACTCCTATTATATGGGTAGGAGCGTTGAAGCACTTTTGGAATGTGATGCTGTTTTCTTTGCACCAAATTGGCAGGAATCAAAGGGTTGTATGGCAGAATTTGAGTTGGCAAGAATTTATGGAAAGAAAATTTTAATGTAAAGAAAATGAAAAGTTCGAGTAAGTATTTGATATGCTATGACAATGAAACCGGAGGACTTCCTTCGAAAGACAAACCGGCTTTTGATGCGATTCCTCTTATAGAAATTGCGTTTGCAATCATAGATATGGAGAAATTGGAAATATGTGAAGAAGTATCTATGATCCTTCCGCGTGACTATAAAGAAGGTCTTTCCTATTCAGCGGAAGCGGAAGCTGTGCATGGTATCACTGAATCTATCCAGAATAAAAAGGCAATTTCGTTAAAAGAGGCTTACAAAAAGTGTCTGGATATTTTCAAAAGGTACAAAAATCCGCGTCAATTATGTACGCTTTGCGGACATAATATAGTAGGGTTCGATAATGCCTTTTTGGAGAACTTTTTTAAGTTCATGGGAGATGATCTAAGCAAGTATGTAAAGTTTTCGTTGGATACGATGCAATTGGCTCACATGGCTTATGGAGAGGCTGAAAACTATCAACTGCATACCATTTGCGACAAAGAAGGCATTGATTTGGTGAACGCCCATCGTGCCGGTGATGATACCTATGCGAACGCACTGCTTATGATAAATTTCGTAAAGAAACTTCGAGGGGAAGGAACAGCTACCGAACAAGACGGTATGACAGTCAAGAATCCTTTCCGAGAAAAATTTGCTTTGTAAAGCATGGCGATAGTATATAATTCAAAAGGTGGGATTCTGACTGATTTGCAAGCAAAGAGGTTGTTTACTACTGTAGACGATATAATAGACAGGCTTCCTTCTCCTACTATATCTCAACTCTTTTCAGGGGGATATAAAAGGGATATGGATAAAATGCTTGAAACTATTATAGATCAGACAGAGTATGCAATGAATTTTGGACGATCTCTTGATACTGAAAAATTGGGATATGTGGACAACTTGTTTGCTTCAATGGATGAAAACCTAAGAATCCTTTCGTACAATTATTTCAATGCGACTGTCCTTTCCAATTTCAATTTAGGATGGAGAAATTTGGAATGGGGGAACCTTACGCAGCTCTTTCCTTGGAGCAGTTACCTGTGCGCCCGAGGAGCAGGCAAATGTCTATGTATCAACACTTTAGTTGTTATGGCGGATGGCTCTTTGAAGAAGGTACAGGACATAAAAGTAGGTGACAAAGTAATGGGACAGGACTTCAAACCTCGAAAAGTCTTAGAGCTTCACAGAGGAAGATGTCCTATGTATGAAGTAAGGCAAATAGGTGGTATGGATTATACCGTAAGCGAAGGACACCTGCTTTGCCTATCCGATAGGAGCATTGTTCCTGTAGAAGTGGCGGAAATGAACCTTAGAAAGGGTTTTTCTTATAAAGGTTATAGGTCTACTAAGAACGGACTAAGAGAGACGGAAATTTATGTGTCTTTGGTTGGTGAAGATGACTATTACGGTTTTACCTGTGATGGTGACCATAAGTTCCTATTAGAAGATGGTACGGTTTGTCATAACAGCTATATGTGGTGTTATTCCTTTCCTTTGTGGCGATTGTATTCTTACACGAGACCTATGCTCTATGGAGGTGATACGGTTGACAACAAGAACCGGAAAGAGACGGCTATGATCACAAACACTATGACACTTGCAAAGGTGCATGTGAACAAGATCATAGAAGAAATCACTACTAACGATATTTTAAAAGAAAAACTTGATCCGAATGGAAAGGCGAAATTAGGTGAAACAGCAATAGAAGGTGAGAATGGTGCTATCCTCCATGTCCGTGGTAAGGACGGGTTTATTCGTGGTCTGCATGTTGGCGCGGCAATCATAGACGATATGCCGGACGAGAGTTCTTTATATAGTGACGAGCAAAGGGAAAAACTAAAAGAAGTTTTTAGAGGTACGATTACACCTATTGTAGAACCATACGGGTATTTGATTGTGTCTGGTACGCCTTACTCAACTGCTCCGAATGAACTGTACAATGTGATAAAAGGAGACAAACGCTTCTATTCGTTTGAATACCCTATTGTTTTCCCGGATGGTAGACCTCTTGCACCGGATAGATACACCTTTGAAGATATAAAGGCAAAAAGAACGGAACTTGGTTCTATTGTATTTGCTCGTGAGTATTTGGTTATCCCTATTTCTGATAACTCAACTATTTTCCCTTATGAGTATTTAAGAAGGTCAACTGTGGGGATGGACAAAGTTTCTTTTGCTGACAGTATAGAATTTTTCCCGTTTGAGCTTCAAAGGGTAGTGGTAGGATGTGACTTTGCTGTATCCGGTAATATTGGTGCGGACTACACTGTTTATTCTGTTTGGGGTATCGACTATTCGAATAATTTTTATTTGATAAACTATTTCCGTGCAAAGGGGATGTCTCATAACGAACAGGTAGATAAGATTGTTCTTTTTAACCGATTGTATAAGCCGGATAAAATAGTGTGTGAATCAAATGGTTTTCAGGGAATTTTGTCTGCACTTGCAAGGGAAAGAGGTCTTTCCAATATCGAACAGTTTACAACAACAGAAGGGAACAAGAAAGATCTCTATTCTGGTCTGCCGTCCTTATCTGCTATGTTTGAAAGAGGACAGATTAAAGTTCCTTATAAGGAAGGGGAAACAAGACAAAAAGTAGAGTTGATGTTTAGTGAGTTTGCGTCCGTTACTTTTAGAAGTGATAAAGGGAAATTGGAAGCGAGTTCAGGACACGATGATATAGTGATGTCAAATTTTTTATCTATACATACCCTTCGTGAAGAAAATGGATCAGGCAATAGTTTTAGTATAAATATGGTGTAAAACAATATATAGGAAATGGGCAAACTGAATCCCGGCTTCATGGCAGAAATCTTTAAATTGATGTTTTCTGATGAAGTCATAATGCGTATAGCTTCGGAATATTTGAAATATGAATTGATTCCTAAAGAATGGTCGGGCTACAAATTCATTCTTAGGGAAGCGATCATACAATATACAGAAAAGAACAAATTACCTTCTATTGGTGCTATTTGTCAGAAATTTGCTGATGAAGATGTCGTACAAGATGCGGCAAAGGAAATAAAGAAGGCGGCTTTGATAGACAGGGAAATTGCAATTGACCAATTGCAGTCTTTTGTCAAAGAAACAGAATTTGAACTTCTTTCAAGAAAAGTGCATGACTTGTACGAAGAAGGAAAGAAGGAAGAAGCAATACGTGTCAACGCCGAAGAATCCCAAAGGATATTGGAAATGTCGTTTCGTTCCAAATCAGGCGGTTTTCAGTCTGTTTTTGGGGGTTTTCATGAACGAATGGTAGAAAGACGCATGGGAAACGATATGATTGTTGAAAAGCCTATAAAAGTACCTTTTGGAATAGATAGGTTGGATGATGTCTCTTTTGGTGGTATGGAGATGGGGGATACAACAATGTGGATAGCTCAATCGGGTAAGGGTAAGTCGACCATATTAAAATGGCATGGGTATTCTGCTGCTATTAGAGGTGTGCCGGTTCTTCATATTCAATTGGAAGGAGGGGTTAAAGCCTGTATGCAAATATATGACCAGTTATGGTCTGCTCAATCCTATTCCGATATCAAATCCGGCAATATCAGTCCAAAGGACAGAAAGAAGATAGAACAGGCTATTAAAGAAGTAAAAGAGCTTAGTTCTGACATTGAAGTGTATGGATTCAAAAAGTTCGGACAGGCTTCTATGGGGGATGTCCGGCAGCTTTGTTATGACTATTTTAATACACATGGCAAGTTCCCCGGATTGGTAATACTCGATTCTCTGGATTTGGTAAAGACCGGCATATCCAAAAAGATAGATTCTGATCCTGACCACAAGAAAGAAAAACTACAAACTTGTGCCCAGTTATTAAAGAATTTAGCTGATGAAATAGGTGCTCCTATTATTACAGCCACACAGACAAGTGATGTTCCGTTTGAAGTATGGAACAATCCTGATAAGGTAATTGACCGTTCTTATACAGAAAGTGATAAAACACTTGTAAAGCCTTTTTCTTTTGTGTTTACTTTGAATATAACAATAGAAGAAAAGGCAAACGCAACAGCCCGTATTTATGTCGATAAGCTCCGTGATTACAAGGAAAGTCAAGAAGTGATTACAATTGCTACCAATTATGACAAAAGACGATTCTATCACAGAGGGCGGACGATGGAGATGTATAATCAAATTTCCGAAAGGAAAGAGGTAAAAAAACAGGCACGTAAGAAAAAGGCGGAAGCAGAAAAAATGGAAAGCATTTAGGTTTATGATACGGATAGACGAAGAAGAAGTAAAGGCAGCGATCGGACTTCGGTTGTTTGGTTCGCAAGGGTGGTTCTCCAATAAAAACATGGATTGTCCCTATTGTGGGAAGTCGAAGAAATGGGGTATTCTTTTAAATCCTCATGGGGGAGTATTCCATTGTTGGAAATGTGGTAGTAAAAAACCATTGAAGGATTTTCTGGACAAGATAGGAAGGAAAGACCTTATACGAATGGAATATCAAAATTCATTAAGTGTAAAACTTACACCTTTGAAAGATGATGTGGACGAAGATGTGTCCGAAGAACTGCCAGAAGCAAAACTTCCCCTTCGTCTTGAAAGATTGAAATCTGACCCTTATTTAGATGAAAGAGGGTTTAGGGCGTATCATTATGCACTTTTTGAGCCTTCTGAAACCAAATCTATTTTAGAGAAGGATTTGAAAAACTACATCATTTTTAAAATGAAAATGGATGATAAGTTGGTAGGGTGGCTCGGTAGAAGTAGGTATTCTAAAGAGTGGCACAAAAGAGATTTGAAAAGGGCAAAAGAAACCGGCTCTAAGCCGCATTTACGGTACGAGAACAGCATAGGTACGAACTTTACAAAAATATTAGGTGGTTACAATGAGCTTTCTCCTACTGTAAAGGATGTGATAATAGTAGAAGGATTGTTTGACAAGGTAGGTATAGACAATCTTTTGAAACTTTGGGATTGCAGGGATTTGAAGTGTGTGTTTACTTTTGGAAACAGTATAAGCAAGGAACAAATATCCTATTTGGAAAGAAAAGGGGTAGAGAACGTGATCCTAATGTATGATGATGCAACTGTTGAAGAATCCAAAAGTGCAGGACTAATGCTTGCAAAAACATTCAATACTAAGATAGCTTATCTTTATAAGCCCGGTATTGATCCGGGAGATATGGATATGGATTATCTGGACGATGTGTTAAGTAACTTGTATGACCCTATCAATTTTTACGTCTCTAAAATCAAGAAAATGTGGTAGGTTATTCCTACTTTTGTTGAAAATCACAAATCATAAAATCAAATGGACAGAAGCAGAGAATTATCGATAGACGAATATTTGAAAGTGCTCCAATTGGAATACTTTACCCACAAGGTAAGAAGCCTTATTTTTGATAAGCCCGAATTTGTCAAGATGGCAAATGATATCGCAGAGTTTAAAAAGGAACGGATCGAGTTGTTGGCAAAAAGACATTTTAAACGGTCTATTTTCTTTTCGGTGGAAGAATATTTTTCTTTTTATGAGAAAAAGTTCTTGAATCCTACCGGTATTCCCAATTTCCAGTATTCCACCAATGAGCAGAAAAGAAACTCACAGTGGTTTTGGGATATGATCTATTTACTTGGAAAGGATCAGGTTGTCATTTATGATGAGAAGGAGTGTCGGGTTTTGAAGAACGATATAAAGAACCAAACAGTTACCATTAAGGTGAACGGAAAGAAAAAAGATGTGGAATATTCAAACATCAAAATAAAAAGGCTTATCATGTGTTTTGATGGTAAGTTGTTGTAAATCAATTAATTTAAATTTCGTATTATGACTTTTAAAGAGTATGAAGCGCACGCGGCTTCGACAGCGTGTTATGCAAAAGAGGTAGCTATCTCGTATGTGGTAATGGGCCTTACTAATGAATTGGCAGAAGTTTTTGAAAAGGTGGATAATGCTGCCGAGGCAAAGGAAATCATGAAGGAAATAGGAGATGTCCTTTGGTATGTCGCAATGACAAGACAGGAATTGCAATTGCCGCCGGTTGAGTTCCCTGAAGAATTACACAAATTGGACGATACGGATGTGTACAGATTAAGCCCTTCCTATTTGCTCCAACAGGTAGGTATCATTAACGGACAGGTGAAGAAATACTTCCGGGATGATGATTACAGCAAACCTTTCCCTGAAAAGAGAAAAGAACTTTGTCATACGGCGTTGGAACAGATTCTTGTAGGGTTACAGAATCTTGTTACTTACATTGAAGGAAAGGAATTGAACCAATCTTTGGTATCCATTGCAAAGCAGAATGTGGAAAAGCTGGCAAAGAGAAAGGCAGAGAACAAAATTCACGGTGACGGAGATAATCGGTAATGGTTAGGGCTATAACTTTTTTGGGAGCTTCGTGTGTCGGAAAGACTTCTGTGTTTGAACTTTTAAAGAAAGACAGATCGTTTGACTGGTTCGATAAAATAGACAGCATAACAAGACAGTTGGTAAAGGAAGGGAGGATAGAGCCTTCCTTTACTTCTGTCCAAAATCAAAAACTGATTTTTGATAAGTATGCGGAACTATTAAACACAGATTGCTATGTTTCCGATAGAAGCATAATAGATGTGCATACGTTTACGAAAACAATTCCTGCTTCTATTCAAAGAGACGCAGAATTGAAAAGACAATTGGATTTTATAAACGTTAGTGAATATTTTCCTCCTATTATTTTTTATTTCCCTATTTATTGGGATGTAGAAAATGATAGGGAAAGAATGGCAGATGCAGAGAGAAGAAAATGTTGGGATGTAGAAATAAGGAAGTTTTTGATAGAAAGAAAATTGCCTTATGAAGTGATACCAAACGATACCCCTTTTAACCGATTGAAGTTTATCAAAAGTGTTTTGAATACACGAATAAACTTAGGTTAAATGTAGGGTTAAGGATTGTAAAAACATACAATAATTGCATACAAAAGTTGTATGTTTGTCTGTGAAAACGAAAAGAAGAAAAATACGATGGATCGACTTTTAAATGAGTTGGAAGAATATCTTTCTTCCAATACTATACAACACTCTCTCGATAAGGAAAATTACACTGTTTCCTTTGAGGGGAAATCATACGAAGTTTTTGAACCTAACGAAGATGGATATTTCTTTTCAGAGGATTTTCGTTGGGATTGTGAACGCACCGAAGAAGATGGTTACATCTTTCGTCTTGGTGGTGTATGGTACACATTGGACAAAGGGAAGGAAAACGAGCCTAAACTTAATCGGGTAAAATGGAGAGGACAAAGTGAAATGGCAGGTCTTTCTACTAATTTCTTGGGAGTACATGGATCGTTTGAACTTTTGAATGGTACAGGGTTATACCCGGATTGGGCAAAGAAAGCCAAATTCTTAGGAATAGAAAGATTGGGGATTGTTGAAAAAGCAACTTTGGCAGGTGCACTCAAATTTCAAAACGCTTGCAAGGCAGAAGGAATCATCCCTGTGTTTGGTCTGGAAGTCCCAGTAAAGGATGAAAAGAAGGATATCGTCTATACTTACAAAATCTACACAAAGAATGAAAAAGGCTGGCAGCATTTACTTGTATTAAACAAGGTTTTGAATTGTGACGATAGTGGAAAGTTTGTTTCCCCCAAAGACATGTCGGAACACGTTTCAGATGTGTATATCGTATTTGACCCGAAAACGATACAGTTTGAAGATGTCCCTATTCTTTTAAGAAGCAAACCTAATGTGTTTTGGCAGGTTGATACTGTGGAATACACAAAAAATGATAGGGACACTTCCTACTTGATGAACTTTGAAAAGTTCTATAAGTCCAAAATGAAGCCCGTAGCCATTTTTGATGCTTATTATATCGAGCCGGAATACGCCATACTTCGAGAAGTAGTAAATAAGATTGACGGGAAAGTAAACTACAAATCTGGTAATCAGTATTTCAAGGATGAAGCGACTTACATGGAAGAACTTCTTTCTTTGTTCGGGGATAGTGAAAGGGGAGAGGAATTTTATATGGTAGCAAGAAGCAATGCTGATATGATTGCGGAAAATTGCAACTTTGAAATTCCTACTGACAGCCGACATCTTCCCCGTTATGAAATGACAAAAGAAGAAAAGAAAAAATACGCTTCCAATGAAGATATGTTTGATTCTTTGATTTATGAAGGGTTGGAGAACAAACCGGAACTTTTGGAAGATTACTCGGAAGATGTGCTTGTAGAAAGAATAGAAAGAGAATCAGATGTAATCAAATACGGACAGGTTGTTGATTACTTTTTGATTTTGCGTGATATTGTCAATTGGTGCAAAAAGAATAATATCTTGTTAGGTGGCGGTCGTGGAAGCTCCAGTGGCTCTTTGATTTCTTATCTGTTTGGATTGGTAAATACAAATCCATTGCACTTTGGTTTGATTTTTGAAAGGTTTTTGAATAAAGGTAGAGTTTTGTCTAGCCTTCCAGATATTGATACAGATGTGCCGGGAGAATACCGACCGGCAGTAAAACAATACATGGAAAATCGTTTTGGAGCTTCGCAAGTTTGTTCTGTAGGTACATACACTACCTTACAGATAAAACAGGCTATAAATGATGTAGGAAAGATTTATGGAGTTTCAATTCCTACTCTTAGGAGGCTTACCAAAATGATAGAAGATGTAAAGACGGAAGAAGATTTTTTGAAACTTGCTTGCAAGAGGCCAGAAATAAATCAATTTCTGAATAAATACCCAGAGATGATGAATGTTGTTTTCCTTCTTTTAGGACAGCAAAAGGCAGCTTCTATTCACGCTTGCGCTATGATGATCTTTCCAAAAGAAAAGTCAATGTACGAATGGTGTCCGGTTAGAAAATCGGGTGATTTGATTATCAGTGAATGGGAAGGTGGAGAAATGGATGAAGCCGGTTTTTTGAAAGAAGATATTCTTGGTATTGAGCAATTGGATAAATTCACTGATATTCTGAATCTGATTGAAAAGAATACGGGTAGGAAAATCAATCTCTATTCAGATATTGAGTATGACGATCCAGAGGTTTACAGGTATTTTGCAAATGGTTGGCTTAGTGACATATTCCAGTTTTCGGCAAAGGGATTGTGTGCCTATACTCAAAAATTGAAGCCTAAAAACATGGATGATGTAGTGGCAGCACTTTCTTTGTTCCGTCCTGGGCCAATGGAAAATGGTTTTCACATGGACTACATTGCTTTGAAAAATGGAGAAAAAGAACCGGAATATCCTATTGGAGCGGAAGAAATTCTGAAAAATACTTATTCTGTGATGTGTGTTTCTTCTGAAATGGATGTGAAAACATCCAAAGGAGTAAAAAAAATAAAAGATATCTGTGTTGGCGAATATGTTCAAACCGAAGATGGTTCTTATCAAAAAGTTTTGGACAAATTTAATAATGGTATAAAAAACACTATTAAAATAGTAACTTCGTTTGGCGGAGAATTAAGAGTAACAGCAGATCATAAAATTTTAACTTCTGATGGATGGAAAGAAGCATCTAATCTAAAGAGAGGGGACTTCATTAAGGCTTATTGGATGCAAGATCAAATTCCTGTTGAAGAAGAAAACGAAGATTCTTTAAAGAATTGGATGATAGGGTTCTTTATCGCAGAAGGAAGATGTAGTAGCACTCCTTATTTTACAGTTGGAAGTATAGAGGTGGTACAATTTTTAAAATCAGTGATCGAAAAAGTTTTACCTTTTTGTTTTGTTAATGTAACAAAGCACGAAAGAATAACTGAAAATAATGTTCTTGCCTGCTCTTGGAGAGTATATGTAAAAGGAAGTAAGGGGAAAGAAAATGGATATTTTTCGTCCGGTTTTGTAAAAAATCCTTTGATAGCTTTGTTGAAAGAAGAAGGTTTGTGGGGCAAAAATTGTTACAACAAAGAATTACCAACTTCCTGTACAATTGACACATTGAGCGGTATATTGGAAGGAGATGGGGGATTGTCAAGCTCTACTCTTAATATGTGTAACGATAAATTAGTAAGACAAATCTATTATAAACTTCAATCTTATGGTATTTATTGTCATATTTCCCACAGACAAGACGGATATCCTTGTTTGAATTGGAGTGATGTTCAAAATAAATTAAGATTTAGGTTTAAATCTTCTACTCATATGAATTATTTGGGTAAAAGAGGTTTTCAAATTCCATCTAATCAATTTTTGAAAATACCAAAAGATAGGGTTGAAAATTATTGCAATTGGGAAAATTTGAATAAATCTTTGCGTCATACCAAAGCTATAAAAGCAGGAAATGTTTATAAAAATAACATTGAAGACCTTGTAAAACATTTGTTTTGGGGAAAGGTTTTGAATGTTAAAAATTATGGCGAAGAAGAAGTGTATGATTTGAAAGTAGAAAACAATCATAGTTTTGTGTGCGAAGGTTTGGTTGTTCATAACTGCTACCAAGAACAGATTATGAACATTTGCAATCAACTTGCTGACTTTGACTTAGTTACATGTGATAAAGTAAGAAAATCATTAGGTAAGAAAAAGTTAGATGTTTTACTTCCATTAAAAACTAAATTTATTGAAGGATATGTTGGTAAATTTGGAAGCAAAGGGGTAACAGAAAAGAATGCTGAAATTCTTTGGGAACAGATGGAGGAATTTGCTAAGTATTCGTTCAATAAGTGTGTGAGTTTCAGGACTTTAGTATATGTTGTTGGATTAGGGGAAATAACAGTTGAAAGATTGTTTCATGTTTTTTACAATCAAGAATGCAACTCTTTTATGGCAAAAAGTATGAAACAAAATGGTTCGTTGTATTTTTCCAAAATAAAAGACGTTAGGTATTCCGGCAACAGACCTGTATATGAAATTTCTCTTGTTGATGGGAAGAAGATAAGAACAACAGGAAACCATAAATTCCCTACAACAGAAGGGAAGGTATATGCAGAGTTTCTTATGGGAAAAACTTTGTTTGTTGCTAATGATAGCTCCAATGCGCAAATGGCAAATGTTATTTCTGTAAGATTTGTAGGCAATGAAGATGTGTATGACATTGAAATGGAAGATGAAAATCACAATTTTGTTGCAAATGGAATTGTAACCTGTAACAGTCATGCTGCTGCATACGCCATTAATGCTTACAATTCTTTATGGCTGAAAGTGCATTATCCTTTGGAATTTTGGTCGGTTGCTCTGTCCCGTGCAAGTGAAGATGACTTTCCTCAATACGTCAATGAAATGCAGCAGACAGAAGGGATCGAAATCAAACCTGTAAATATCAATAAGTCTGATATAAACATTGTGGCGGACAAAAAAGATAATAGTATCTATTGGGCGATCAATGCAACAAAGCAAGTAGGAGAAAAGGCACAGAATCAGATTATGGAAGAACGCTCCAAAAACGGGGAGTATTTTTCTTTGGCTGAATTTATTGATCGTCATACATTCAAAGGATCGGCAGTGAACAAATCCGTTATTGAAAATCTTATCTATTCCGGTGCGTTCGATACGATGGATGAAACAAGGGAATTTTCCAATATCTTTTCTGCAAGGGAGTTCATGCTTGGAAAGTATCGGGAAAAGAATAAGATCAAAATCGACAAAGAGAAGGATGAATATTTTCTTGCTTTTGAAAAGAAAAAGATTGCAAAGGATTGGTGGTGGCTTTTACAACAAAAGAACAAGTCCGGTTTTGCTTTCTTTGACTACGAAGGATTGGTAAGGGAATACCTAAAACCAAAAGTTAGAAACGGGGTTTTTTACAATGTGGAAGATTTGCAAAACTATGACGGATCGACCTATGAAATGGTTATGGTAGGTGGTTATGTTTTGGAAGTGGAAGAAAGAGAAGGAAAGAAAGGGCGGTTTGCCAATCTTTTGCTTGAAAGCAATTACAAATTCCTTCGTGTGGTTATTTTCCCGGACGATTACGAGGAGAACGCAGACTTCTTCCTATCCTCAAAGAAAAGCATTCTCCTACTAAGCGGAAAAGCTAACTTTGACAAGTTTAAAGAAGAATATGTATTGCAAGTAAACAGTAACAGTAAATTCATAAAACTTGGGGAATGAAACTGGTAAGAAATATAGGAGATAAAGCGATAGTCTTGCTCTCCAATGATTTGAAAAACGAATTGGACATGGATGCGGTGACTTCCATAGACCATGCAAATTTGTATGGGGAAATCGCCACTTGTTCCGTCCTGTTGAACAAAGTAGGGCTTCTTAGAGCACAAGCAGAATCAGAGTATGAATCTGCAAAAGTGGAATTTAATGTCTATAAAGCACAACTTGCTACACAGATAAGACGTGAATCTATTGTAAACGGTGGAAAGGTTAAAGTGGAAGACATAGGACTTGTGAAACTTACGGAAAGTTCTTTGGATGATATTTTGACAATCAATCCAGAGCTACATGCCATGCAAAAGGATTTGGTCAAAAAGAAAAAGCATTTGGCAGAAATAGACGGTCTCTATTGGGCGTTGCAGTCAAAGGACAAAAAGTTGACGGGACTTGTCCCGAAGGTAACACCGGAAGAATTTCTGGACAATTTGGTAGAAGGTGAAATCAATACATTTTTAATCATAAAAGAGAAAGAATAATATGGAAATCAAACTAACGGAAGAGTTTAAAATCGTTCAATGTACGAATGCACCATTTCTATAGGATTTGTACAGAATCAGAACAGCAAAGGAAACGGGCAAGCAGTATGAAACGGCAGAAGCCTATGGTATAGACTTAAAAGGAATTGCCGAAAGAGTACCCTATTTTGAGACAGAAGACAAGGCAAATAAACCTGTTTCTTTTAAAGAATTTGTGGGTATGTTTGAAAAAGAACAAAAGCAGATTATTGAAGCGTTTTTAAACAGGTAAAAGAGAAATAACGATTTATTTATCAATCAATTAAATTAAAAAGAATTATGAAATTTGACAAATCGAAATTCAAGAAGCAATCAATTGAAGATGTAGAAGCAGAAGTAAAACAGGCTGAAAAGACAATGTACAAAGGTAGTAAGAGCTATACAGGCTTTGCTACTGTTCAGAAAGGAAAGAACGTATTTCGTGTCGTTCCAGCAATGGGAAAGGCTTATGTAGCTTGTAAGATGTCCAAATTGCGTGTAGAAGTTCCTACTTATGATGCGAACGGTAAGGTGACCGGCAAAGAGGTAAAAGACAAGAATGTTTTCTGCGCCGACATTCACGGAAAGAATCTTTTGAAAGGGAAAGACCCTATTGTCCTGTATTGCGACTATGTGAGAAAAAAGGCTTCCGAAGAATACCAGGACGAAACAGAACGCAGAAAATTCCTTAACCCTATTATGGGGTACAAAAAAGGGAACAAGTTCGTATGGGGTATCAACCCGTCTTTGGCGTATGTTTGCTATGTGTACCAAGGAACAAAAGACTTTGCCCGTTTGCAATTGTACGGAACATGGATGAACCGCATAAAGGAAATTTCGGTTGAAATGTCGGACGATGAAACGGTTTCTTTCGATATTTTCTCTCAATTGGAAGGAGCATACCCGCTTGTGATCACAATGGGAGAAGACGATAAAGGAAAGAAAACCTACTCTTTGTCTGCCGGTATTCCGAAAAAAGGACAAACTTGGGATGAGTTCTTTGAAGAAACTGTTATTCCTGATGAAGATATGGAGTATTTCTTGAATGAAGTTCCTACGCTGGAAGAAATCTACAAGGATGTTTATTCACAGAAAGATTTCAATATGGCTCTTGACGGGTTGAAGCGTTTTGACGAAGAAAACGGATACGATATTTTTGCTGACGATGGCTTCCTTACTGAAATAGAGGAGATGGCTGCATTGATCCCGGAAGAGGGTAGCAAAGACGATGAGGGGGAAGATGAAGCTCCCAAAAAGACAAAATCCACTTCTAAGTCAAAGAAAGCGGAAGAACCGGAAAACGAAGATGAGGAAGAAGAAAAACCTGCTCCAAGAAAGAAAGCTCCGGCAAGTGCACCGGCAAAAGAAAAACCAGCAAAAGTCGCTTCTTACCCTCCCCTTTCAAAGATGAAAAAGTTCTTGGAAGACTATATTGGAGAAGAGTACCCGGAAGCTGAATTGCCGGACGATCTGACAATAGCAGAGGTTCGTTCTTGGTATGATTTGGCACAAGCTGGAGAGGCACTTCCTTTCCCGGAAGAAGATGAAACTTCCACAGAAACGGCATCTGAACCGGAATCGGACGATGAACCGGAAAATGAGGAAGAACCCAAAGAAGAATCTCCTATTGACGAAGATGCTACGGACAAGGACGAAGAACTTCTAAAGGCTAAAGCAAGATTGCAAGAGCTGAAAGCCAGAATGAAAAAGAAATAATTTCTTCTTTTTTTAGTTTTCATATTTTTCTAATTTGGTTTGGGGACTTGAAATACAGTCCCCTTCCTTTCTAACAAAACAACAAATGAGCAAAAAATATTTAGCTATAATCTCAACCGACCATCATCTGTCAGAGGGAAATGCTTCTACCATAAAAGATATTTTGCTGGAAGAAATGGAAATAGCCGGTAAAAAGGGTATTAAAACCCATATCTGGCTGGGTGATGTTTTTGACAACAGGGTATCTCAAAGGGAAGTGTGTCTTTCTACACTTCACGAAATATTGGAAGCGTATGACGAAAACGGACATCAAATAATTTGTATTCCCGGTAATCATGACAAAACATCCTATTCAAGTCAAAAGTCATTTCTTACAGCCTTTAAGCATCATCCTTCTTTTACTTTGGTGGAAGAATTGGACGGTATGCAGATAGAAGGGGTTTATTGTTTTTTTCTGCCGTTTTTCACTGACGATATTCTGCTTGATGAATTGGCGGAAATCGGGGACAAGAGAAAGAAGAATATCCTATTTGGGCATTTTGCTGTAACCGGTAGCAAGAACATGGACGGTACAGAAGTAAAAAGCGAACTAAAGCCTTCCATGTTCGAGATGTTTAAAAAAGTGTATTTGGGACACTATCATAATTACCAACGTGTAGGCAGTAACATTTACCATTTGGGAAGTGTTCAACAGAACAATTTTGGGGAAGATGAAAAGAAGGGTTTTTGGCTTCTGGATTCTGATTTGGAAGTCGATCTTATCCCTTCCACAAAAGGAACAGTATTCAAAAAACTGGAAATTGACTTAGAAGAAACACCACACAAGCAAGCGGTGGCACTTATTAACAAGTTCAAGAAAGAAAACCCTACCGCTCGTGTAAGGGTAAAGGTTTGGGGAGAACAATCTTCACTTGATGCTTTTGATAAAGATGCTTTTACAAAAGAAGGTGTGGACATCAAAAAGAAATTCAAGGAAATAGAAATAAAGGAAGTCCTTGCTCCTACCGTAGAGGTAAAGACTTTGGAGAAAAAGGATATAGAAGACAGATTTTCGTCTTTCTGCAAAGAAAACGGATATGATGAAAAAGAAGGAAAGGAAATTTTAAACAAACTGCTTTATGGCGAAGAAAAAGGAAACTAAAAAGATAGAAGAAGCTCTTGTTGTGACAGACGAACAACCTGTAGAAGAAAAGAAACCCAATCGTTTAGGTGATCTTATTTCAAGAATAGAAGATCGTTTTGGCAAGGATGCTGTGGCAGGGAAAAGGCAGGACATTGAATTTGTTCATTCCGGTTCTTACCTACTGGACGAAATACTTGGTGGAGGATGGGCAAAAGGTCGTGTTGTGGAAGCCTACGGAGGCTTTTCTTCCGGTAAGACAAGTATTGCTTTCCATTTGGCAACGGAAGTGCAGAAAACAGGAAAAGCGGTAGGATATCTTGACACGGAAAACGCTGTTGATCCAAAATACATGCAGGCGATAGGAATTGATTTGTCCCCCGACAAGTTTATCCTTTCCCAGCCTTCTACCGCAGAAGAAGTGCTTGAAATAGCAAAGGAAATGTGCAATGAAGAATCTATCGGACTTGTTGTGATCGATTCCATTGCCGGACTTGTTCCTACTGCTCTTTTGAATGGAGAGGCAGGGGACGCACATATAGGACTTACAGCTCGCCTTTTAAGTTCCCAAGTAAATATCCTAAAGAACATCTGTAAGCAGACCGGATGTATCCTTTTTTGCATCAATCAAATCCGGTCTAACATAGGCGGATACGGCGCGGCCACCACAACGCCGGGAGGTTTTGCCATTCCTTTTTATGCAAGTCAGAGGATCGAGCTTGCTCGTGTGGGTTCTGAAAAAGAAGGAGAAACACAAGTTTCCAACAAGGTGAAGATAACCTGTAAGAAAAACAAGGTTGCACCGCCTTTTAAAGCATGTCAAATCATTATCCGGTTCGGGGTAGGGATTGACAAGGTGATGGAAATTGTGAACATGGGACTTGATTTGGGTGTACTTTCCAAAAAGGGGACTTACATCTATTATGGTGAAGAAAAGATAGGGTTCGGTTTCCCGAAAACAAGAAAACGTCTTTTGGAAGATGCAAAGCTGTTTGGGAAAATCAAGAAGGATGTTCTTGATACGTTCAGAAAGAAAGAAACAACATTTGAAAACAAGGAAGAAGAAAATGAAGCCGATTAGAATTGAAGCAACAAATTTCGTGTCATTCGAACACTTTAAATACGAATTTCAAGATGGGGTAACTGCACTTGTAGGGTTAAATAAAACAGACGACAATCAAGGAAGTAATGGTAGCGGGAAAGCCTTAACAATGGATGCAGACATCCTTACTCCTAATGGGTTTGTAAAAATGAGAGAAATAAAGGTAGGAGATGTTATCCTTCATCCTTCCGGTGAGTATCAAGTAGTAAGAGCAATCCCTTTTCATGACATTGATGTTGCTTATAAGATTACGTTTTCTGACGGGACGGAAGTCAAATGCAACAGAAGTCATTTATGGAAAGTACGTTTGCATAAAGACGAAGACTGGCATGTGATCCCGCTTGAAGAAATCATGAAAAGATCGAAAGACGAAGAAGTCTTTTTTGAAGTGCCGGAATGTTTGGGCAAACCTTCCCGAAAGATGATTGCCTTTACTTGTTTGGGTGCAGAAGAACAACAGTGCATAACTGTTTCCGGTGAAGACGGCATGTTTGTTACAAACAACTACATTCCTACACATAACTCATCCATGCAGCAAGCCGTCTATTTTGCCATTACCGGGAACAATTACCGAAGCAGTGTGGATAAAAAGCTCATTAGAAGGGGTGAGAAGGAAGCAAAAGTATTATTGGATATAGAGTGTCCAATAAGAAAAGAAACTCTCTCTATCGAGCGTATTTTGCCCTTAAAAGGAAGCAGTAAACTAAATGTGTCTTTGAACGGTAAACCGGTGGAACTTGCTACCGTAAAAGACGGGAACAACTATATCCTTTCTTGGATTGCCATTTCACCGGAAGATTTAAAAAGCTATTTCCTTATCTGCAAGGAATACTACAAATCGTTCTTTAAAAGCTCCAATACAGATAAATTGGCTCTTATCAGCCGGTTTATCAATTACGACTTTTTGGATGGAGCAAAAGACATCATTCAAAAAGAACTGGACACTTTATCTTCTCAAAAACTTGCTATTCAAAGTAAAAGGGATCGTGCAGAAGGCAGTGTGGACGCACTAAAACAGGTAATAGAAGATGCTGCCAATTTTGACTTTGAAGCCGACAAACTATTTCGTATCGAAAAAAGAGAAGGTATGATAAAGTCTCTGAAAGAAGAAATTGATTCTTTCCGGTATGAAATTAGTCGTGCAGACAAAAGCATAAAAGAAAATAATTCCGCTTTGGAAGAGCTGGAAGACCTTTTGAAAGAGGAAGAAAAGAAGAAAGACTGCCTGCCTTCTACCAAAGAGATACAAGAGACAATCGAATCCGTTAGAAAGAAATTGGGAGAAGCAAAAGCAAATCAGAATGAAGTCTTGGAAATGAAAGAAGAGCTTTCAAAAATCCATGACGATTTGAAAGTGTCCCTTAGAAAAGTCCTTGTAAACTTATCCGGTGCAATTACTTGTCCAAAATGTAAGCACAAATTCCTTACATTGAAAGACACTACGCTGGAGCAGGAGGAAAAGAAGAAAGTGAAAATCGGAAAACAGGAGAAAGAAGTTGTTTCCGAGATGGAGACTTTGGACGAATCTTTGAAAGAATACGAAGACCTTATTTCTTCTTTCATCCAAATAAAAAACGAGCAAGAGGATGAAATAGACAAGATTCGTCAGTCGGCACAGGAAATCAATACATCTATTTACAAGATCAATGATGATATTGAAAGTATCAAAAGCACTATTTCTTCTTTGGAAAGGAAAAAGAAAACCTTGTCTGAAAAGATTGAATCCAATATGTCCGATATCAAAGACAATGAAAAGCAGATAAAGGAAATCAAGAAAGAAAAAGCTACGAAAGTGGATGTGTCTTCACAAGAAAAACAAATAGAGGACACTATGCTTTCGATTGCCGGATATGACAAGGAGCTTTCCGATTTGGACGCACTTCTATTCAAGAAAAAAGAATGGATCGGCAGATTTAAGTCTTTCAAGATGTACCTTGCATTGGAACAGTTGAAAAATATCCAATCGAGGGCTAATAACATTCTGAAAGCGGAAAACAGCGACCTTCGTATCTTAATAGAAGGATTTAAGACAAAAGCGGACGGGGACATCAAAGAAGAAATAACACCGTATGTCGTCCGGGACGAAGCGGAAAACTTTTGGTACTACAGCGGTGGAGAACGCGCAAGGGTGGAAATAGCCCTTATCATTGCTATCCAGAATATGATAAACGAAACAAACAAATGGGGAGGACTGCAATTCCTATCCATTGATGAAATCACGGAAGGGCTGTCGAAAGAAAGCCTGTATGATGTGATCGAAGCGTTGGAGTTTATCCAATATCCTATTTTGGTTACCACCCATATTTCAAATGAAAACGCTAAGTGCAAAACACTTAAAATAATAAAGGAGAACGGCGTAAGCCGTATTGAACAATGAGTAAGGAAACAGAATTGAAATTTTATATTGGAATAGATAATGGTGTGACCGGCTCGATTGGAATAGTAGGGAAAGATCTTACCTACTACAACATGGTAAAAACACCTGTTATTTCCGGTCAGGATTACACAAAAGCAAAGAAAAACATCTCTCGTGTGGATGTAAAAGTATTGGCAGAAATTATTGCAGATTTACAGGAACACGCACCATGCGTTGCGATCGTTGAACGTCCCATGAAGAATCCTGCGCGCTTTGAGGCAACTTGTTCTGCTATGCGTGCACTGGAAGCGGAATTGACTGTATTGGAACTTTATCAAGTGCCGTACATTTTTGTGGATTCCAAGGAATGGCAAAGGGCACTACTGCCAAAGGGGATTACAGGTGCACCGGAACTTAAAAAGGCTTCTTTGGATATAGGGAAAAGGTTGTTCCCAGAAGTGCTTATAAAACACCCGGATAGGGATGGTATTCTGATTGCCGAATATGCAAGACGGAAAGGTCTGATTTAGAAATCTGACAATTTCAAGACAAAATGTACAAAAATGCTTGGTGATGTAATAATATACTGTTACATTTGCGTCCGTTATAAGTAACAAACAAAATAATTTCGACTATGGCAAACGGTAAGTATTTGAACATTTTTGTCTTGTCCTTCTTGGACAGACTGGAAAGTATCGAACACGATCTTTCCTATCTCAAAAGTAATGTAAACGACCCTTCAAGACTGGAAGAAGTGGAAAAGCAACTTTCTCTTTTGAAGGACAAAATCAAACAGATTCAGAATGATAAGAATATATTGTGGCAATGAAAACTGCGAAAGGTTTGGGATAAAATCTCCCATGACAAACGCAAAATTCGTCTTTCGGTACAATAAACTTGTCCCTTCAAATCTTCCCAAATGTCCGGTATGTGGCATTCAAGTTTCCTATGAAGAAGAAAAGAACGAAACAGTTCCCGATATTTCCATAGGAGAATTTAAAATGATGTCCACCGAAAACAAGGCAAAGGTATTGAAGAAAAGGGCAAACGATTTTTCAAAAAAAGACGGAAGCGAAGATAGAAAACGCTTCTATCAAGAGAAAGCAATTAAGAACATGTTGAACGTAAAATAAATATCAATCATGGAACGTAATTCTTATATAGCTATCAGTCATATGCAACGAATAGGAAAGAAGCCTGTTCTTGCTATTATGTCGGCAGACGGAAAGATGGAAAGAGCCATCCTTTTAGACAACTTCAACGGGAAGACAAGGGACTTTTACCAAAACGAAGCAATTGGAAGGGACATTACAGATATTATTCTAAAAGCCAACCTTTCCAATTATTCGGAAGGAACAATAAGGGGATGGGTAAAAGAATGTGATTCCATCTCTATCAGTTTCGGACATGAGAACTTCGTGATTTACAAAAGCGTATTAAAACCGCATGAACTCGAAGAATAACTGTATCCTAAACAGATTGAGAGATAAGACAATAGAACTTCCCGGAATAGAAGAAGCCACAATCAAAGGTGTGAGGGTGGCAAGGGATTTTAGAAACATTGAGCTGGATGTTATTCGAAATGGAAAACTGAAATCCCTAAGGATAGGGATAACAGGATTCTTAAAATCTGCAATCATAAAAGAAAGTATATGAAAAGAAATTCGGTAATTGCTTTTTGTTTGTTATTTTGTTGTTTTATTGGTTTGGGTGGGTGCAAATCCCGCCCTTCCCAAAAGACAAATTATAACTTCACATTAAAAGATTCCCTATTCTGGGAAAGAGAACTGACAGACACGCTTGTAAAGATTCCCTATTCAATTGTAAACCTCACTATCAATCCTCAAAAAATGGAAGATGGGGAAAAGAGGGAAACAAGCAAGGGACAAGCAAATGTGATTGTTCAGAAAGTAGGTGACACCATTATTGTAACAGCTTCTTGCGATAGTCTGGAATTGGTTGTAAAAAGCCTCAAAGAAAGACTGTCCAAGATAAGTGAAGAAAACGGAAACTTGAAAGAAGAGGTAAAGACATCTCCCAACAGATTACTTTCTTTTTTGGGAGGGATGGGGATAGGTGCTTTTACAATTTTGATTGCATTATTCATTTTACTAAAAGTAACGAAAAGAATTTGAGATTATGGCTAAACTATTAGTATCGGACAAAGAACTGATTAGAAATAAATTTGTCCAAAAAGCAGGAAAGAAATTGAGTGATTATTTGGCGAAAATTGGAACACAATTGCAAGATAGAGTGAATGCTATTCTGCCGCCAGGAATAGAATCTATTGTAGATAGATATCCGTCCATGCAGCCACTTTTGTTTTACAGAAGTATTTCCATAAACGATCTTCTAAAAATAAAGGGTGTCTATATCTATGAAACCATTCCTTTTGATGGAATAGGAATGCCCAAAATGTTTTATAATGAATATTTGAGCGATTTTAAACGCTATTTCGAAAAAGATATTTGGGAATGGAGCAAGAAAGCGTGTGAGTTTAAAAAGCTGGGAAACGAAACCAGAAACAGAGTTGCTTGTGCTCTCGACCATATCAACACAGAAAAGCAATTACAAGACAACTTCCCGGAAGCCTATGAGATTTTGATAGAAATCAAGGACAAACAAAAAGAAGAAAGCAAGTGTGATTCTATAGAAAATACCAGAGCATTCCTTTCATCCTTAAACAAATAAAATCATGACACAGAAACAAAAAGAACTGGAAGGCAAAATCATAGAAGCCAACCAAAAATACAGAGAAGGTGCTCCTATTATGAGTGATAAGGAGTATGATCTTTTGATTGATCAGTTAAAAAAGGAATATCCTGATAATGAAATCCTGACAAAGCCTATCATTGAAGAAAACAAAAAGGGTGACCGGATGGAAAAGCTACCTTATCCTATGTTTTCTTTGGAAAAGGTAAAAACAATCAGTGAAATCAGAAGATGGGTTAAAGATGTATGGGGACTTCACCCTACTAACAAAATCGTTATTACACCCAAATATGACGGCATTTCCCTTTTGGTGGACGAATCGACAAATGAATGCTGGACAAGAGGTGACGGAGTAGAAGGACAAAGAAGTGACCGGCATTACGAATATGTCAATCATGGCAACCCTATGGGAAAGAAATCTTGCTTTACTTTTGGTGAAGCCATTATTCCTGTCGGTATGTTTTTGAAAAACGTAAAACCTCTTGGTTACAAAAGTGCAAGAAATTCTGTGGCAGGAGCTTTCAATGCAGACGAAATGAATCCGCAGGTTTTAGGGAACACCGCTTATATCCGATACGGTATCATGGACTTGGATAGGGACAAATCTTTGCAACTTGCAGAGCTTTACAATACCTATGAACCGTATGCTACGCAGTATTGGGTGACTTCTGCTTCTATTTTCGATGACGAAAAATCCGCTTTTGATTACTTGAATGAACTGTTTGAGCTTACCAAAAATTTCAAATGTGACGGTCTTGTAATTGAAGTGGATAACAAGAATATTCGTAATGCTTTGGGTAGACTTCCTAATGGAAATCCGCGTTATGCTATTGCTTACAAAAATCCCGACTGGCAAGAAAGATACACAACCAAAGTTACTTCTATTGAATGGGGTATTTCAAAAGATGGCAAAAGTAAGCCTGTAATTGTTTTTGAACCGGTTGAATTTGATGGTGCTACGGTTACACGCTGTACCGGTTACAATGCAAAATACATTACTGATAACCATATTTGCCCTAATGCTTATATAGTGGTCACAAGAAGTGGAGATGTTATCCCCAAACACTTGGAAACGTTAAAATACAGTATTGAGTGCTTTGAGGGGATGTGTGACAGCATGATGTTCTGTCCTTCTTGTGGAGAACCTTTGAAATGGGATGCAACCCTAACCGACCTTGTTTGTTTAAATCCTAATTGTGATGAAAAAGCGATAAAGCAACTTGTCTATTTCTTTGCTACATTGGGTACGGAAGAAATGCAGGAAGCAACTGTAAGAAAACTCTATAAAGGTGGACTTTTCTCTATCGAGGACATCATAAACGTAACAAAAGAGGAACTTGAAAAGATCGAAGGAATAGGTAAAAGCCTTTCCAAAAAACTGCGAAAGCAATTTGATTCCTATGTAGACGATGGAGTTCCTTTTGCAAGAGTTCTGACTGCTTACAATGTGTTCGGTGGTGTAATAGGAGAAAAGACTTGCCAGATGATTTTCAACAGCCTCACCAAAGACCAGATAGACTATATGTTCGAAAACGAGGAAGTTCCTATGAAAGACTTGCTTTCTATTGATGGTATTGCCGAGACTACTGCAAAATCTTTCAATGACGGACTAAAGGCATTCTTTGATCTTTGCAGTGGTACACCTGTTTCTATTTCTTTTATCCAAGAAGAAACGGTGGAAAACGACAATCCCGAATCAGTTTGCTTTACAGGGTTCAGAAACAAACAGTGGGAAGAACGTCTTGTAAAAGAAGGCCACAAAATTGTTTCCAGTGTATCTAAAAACACCACAATCCTTGTAACAAAAGACAAAGAAAGTTCTTCATCCAAAATAAAAAAAGCTAAGGATTTGAACATTCCTATTTTGACGCCAGAAGAATTTGAAATCAGAATAGGATGGAAAGAGATATAGAAGACTGGATCAATGACTTTGAGGATGAAGAAACTTATGATCCTAATGAAGATGATCAATTTGAGTAGTTTAATTTGACATAGAAACGAATGAATAAGATTTACAGGGAGGTAACTTTCAACTTCATGAAAGTATTGAATAAAGCCGGGTTTAGGACAAATGCCAGAAGTTTTATTTCCATGCGATCTGTAGACAAGATTATCTCCCTACTTTTTGAAGTCATATTTGACAAACTGGAAAGAGATGGAAAAGTCAATATTAAGAATTTCTGTATCATTAAGAAGATTAAGTGTAAGAATGGCAAGTATTATTTTGAATTTATAGACAATAGAAAGAAATGAACACTAATTTTGAAACAAAATTTGGAGGTGGTAAATCGGCAACAGTAGAATGGTACACACCACCTTACATTATAGAAGCGTTAGGAAATGATTTTGATCTTGATCCTTGTGCTCCTAAAAAAGATTGGTACACTGCAAAGAAATGCTTTACCAAAGAAGATGATGGACTTGTACAGGATTGGAAAGGGTTTGTGTTTCTTAATCCACCTTACTCAAACCCTACAATAAAGCTATTTATGGGAAAATTATCAGAACACAACAATGGAATAGCTCTTATTTATGCACGAGTAGGAAACACAATGTTTCATGAATTTGTATGGAATAAAGCCTCTTCTATTTATTTTCTAAGGAAAAGAATCAAGTTTATTGATGAACACGGAAAAGAAGGCGGAAGTCCAGGAACAGATAGTTGCTTTGTTGCTTATGGGAGTAAAGCTGACAATATTCTCAAAAATTTATCATTATCAGGTAAATACATAAAATTGAATCAATGATGTACTACTACAAGGAAAAAGACTATTGGTATTTTGCCGGATTGGATAAGGAAGTGTTACTTAGGCTTAAATTCATTTCTTCTTACAAAAGAAATTCTGCCAACAAGGAACTGTACATCAAATCTGATCCTGCTAAAGAAATTCTGCTCAAAGAATTTGTATCGGATTGCGGAATAGAAGAAGTTGATCCTCTTTCTATTGTTCGTACAGGTTGCAAAGCTGAAATAAAGCCTTTTAAGGAACTTTTGTCAAGAAAGGATATAGAACTATTGATAGAAGGACTTTCTCTCTTAAAAAAGCCGAGAAGCTATCAAATGGACTATCTTTATTACGCTATCAATCACGGAAACCATGTAAACGGTTCTTCGGTCGGAACAGGGAAGACCGCTTCGTCCATTTTCTATGCAGAAATGCTTGATCTTTTCCCTTGTATGGTGGTATGTCCGGCTTCTGTGAAATCCGGTTGGTTGAGAGAGTGGAAAGAAACAAATCCCAATAGACGGGTATCTGTCATTTCCACTACTTCACCGGCAGAAGATTTTGATGCCGATGTTCTTGTGATCAATTACGACATTCTGGGGAGAAGAACGGAAAAGAACGGCAAGACCTCTATAGAAATAAGGCTGGACGGGATGAAGAAAAAGACATTCTCCCTTGTCATAGCCGATGAAATCCATTTTCTGAAAAACAGGAAATCCATACGGAGTAAAACATTCAAAAAGTTGACGGGAAAATCCTCTGCCATCATAGGGTTAACCGGTACGCTTATCATGAACCGTCCGTCAGAACTGTTGAACATACTTGCACTTATAGGAAGATTGAAAGAGATTGCGCCGGATGACCCTTACCATCACTATTTCTTTGAAAGATATTGCAACATGAAAGAAACTTTTTTTGGAATGGATGTGACAGGTGCATCCAATATCAAGGAACTGAACGACCTTCTCATCAAATGTTGCTATTTCCATGTAAGTAAACGGGATGCTTTAAAAGAGCTTCCGCCTGTAACCGAAAACATGGTGGAATGCGAGATAACCAACAAGAAGGCTTACAAGTCTGCGGAAGAAGATTTATTGGAATTTATCTTTAAGCATTTTAAGGATGAAGAAAAGGTGGAAAAAGCTGCAAGAGCGGAGTTTTTGGTAAAGATGAATCTTCTAAAACAGCTTTCTTTGGAAGGAAAGGTGAAAGCAATTAAAAAATGGATAGAAGAATGGTTAGAAGCAAACGAAGATGACAAATTACTCGTATTCGGTTCTCATTCCACTATTTTGAAAGACATTCAGAAACTTTTCAAAAACAGCCTGCTTGTCATAGGTGAGACGACCGGAAAGAAAAGGGAAAAGGTATTGTCTGACTTTTCTTTCGATCCTTCCAAAAGACTTTTGTTTGCCAATATGGGATGTCTGGGTACAGGGGTGGATGGACTTCAAAAGGTTTGCTCAAACATGGCTATTTTGGAATTGCCACCTCGTCCAAGCGATCTTGTACAGGTAATAGGAAGATTGGAAAGGAGCGGACAGGAAAATCCGGTCACAATCCAATACTTGCTTTCATCTTCTACCATAGACAAGGATTTATGGGAAATGTTGAAAAACAAGAAATCGGTAACCGATATGTTGAATAAGGGCTTTGAGGACGATTCAAGTCTGATGATTTTAAAAAGTTATGGCGAAAAAGCAAAGAAAAGGAAAGGTTCTTGAAGTTTGGACAGACGGCAGTTGCTATGCAAAACATCCTAAAAGGCTGGGTGGGTCTGCCGTTTACATCAAATGGAAAGACAAGGAATATCACATAAGAAAAGGGTTCTCTCATACCACCATAGGCAGAAGGGAAACGGAAGCCGTTCTAATGGCTTTAAAGGCTATTAAAAAGGATTTAAGGGCAACCGTTACCTTCTATATAGACAGCCAATACGTAGCTGATCAATTAAAATACAGATTCGTAGATTGGGTGAAAGAAGACTTGCGTGTAGAGAATCAGGACTTGTGGGACAAAATCTTCATGGAAGTCTTGAAACACGCAAAACTAAGAATAAAGGTCAAATGGATTCCGGGACATAAGAAAGATTACAATGATCCTATTGTTTGTGGAAATTTCATTGCCGACTATTTAGCGGATTACAAAAAATTCAGTAAATATGAAAAAGATCGTCGTGTATAATAAGCTGATCCCTTTCAAGGGATATGTAGCAATGGCCGTTTTTCCTTTTATTTTTGCAAGGAAAGAATATAAACCATTGGCAGAAAGAATAATAAACCATGAATCAATTCATCTAAAACAGCAAATAGAGCTTCTTGTCCTACCTTTCTTTTTGTGGTATGGGATAGAATGGGTTGTAAGATTAATTCAATACAAGAGTTTTAAAGAGGCTTACAGAAACATTTCTTTTGAAAGGGAAGCGTACGATAACGAATGGGACGAAGAATATTTGGATGGCATAAGAGAGCCGTTTGAATTCCTACACTATCTAAGAAAAGAAGACTAACAGCAATAAAAGCAAACGAAAAGAATTATGGAATGGAGCAAGTATCAATTGGCTATTTTCGATGCTTACGAGAATACCAATAAAAACATAGTGGTAGAAGCAACTGCGGGGTGTTTGGGTAAGGACACTCCCATATTAATGTACGATGGCTCTATCAAACCTGTCCAGGATATAAGAGTAGGTGATAAGGTGATGGGTGTAGATTCAACACCAAGAAACGTTTTATCGGTATCAACAGGTATTGATAAGCTATATAAAATAAAACCAGTTAAAGGTGATAGTTGGATTTGTAATAGTCAGCATTTATTGACTGTTTATGATCAAAATATAGCAAGAAACAATAAGGTAAAAAAAGAAGAAAATCAATTAAATCCTTTGGTAGACTATCCTATATCTAAAATCTTGAAGAGACCTGTTGAAAAAACAACAGGAGCAAAGATGAAACTTCAATTACAAAGGACTGGAGTTGATTTCCCTGAACAGGAATTGCCACTTGATCCTTACTTTGTAGGATTGTGGATAGCAGAAGGAAGCAAAAATAAAAATGATGTTTCTAATTTTTCTATAAATGAAAATGATACAGTATTAATAAACTATCTTGAAAATTTTAAATTTGAAGGAGAAAAGGTATCTGTACATAAAAGAAAAGAAAGAGGCTGCTATGGCATAAACGTGAAATTGAGAAAAGGTAGAATAAATCCTATTAGAGCAATATTAAAAAATTTTGCCAAAGAAAAGGGGCGTTTGAATATACCAAAAGAATATTTTATAAATTCACAGGAAAACAGGCTAAATCTTATTGCCGGCATATTAGATGGAGACGGACACCTTGATAGCAATAATTGCTATCAATTAATTACTAAATACAAAGAAATATCTGATTTGGTAGTATTTCTTTGTAGAAGTCTTGGTTTAGCAGCGTATTGTTGTAAAAAGATTGGAAGAATAAAATCTTTAAACTTTGAGGGGGAATATTATAGCATTAGTATTAGTGGCAATACAAATATTATCCCAGTAAAGGTGGAGAGAAAAAAAGCAAAAGAAAGAAAACAAATAAAAACAGTTTTAAGGACAAGATTTTGGATAGAAGAAATAGGCGTAGGAAAATGGTATGGATTTAAAGTTGACAAAGATGAAAGATTTCTATTAGGAGATTTTACTATCACTCATAATTCAGGTAAAACACATACACTCAAAGAGCTATGCAATCGGACAAAAGAAGGTACAAGTTGTTTGTTTATGGCTTTTAACAAAAGTATTGCAGAAGAGCTAAAAACAAAACTACCTACTACAGTAGAGTGCAACACTTTTCATTCAATGGGACTTCGTACATTAATGAAAAATTTTCGATTCCGAATGCAGCTTGAAGAAAACAAATGCTTTTCTCTTTGTATGGAATTATTTGATTTTAGGAAGAAGGAATACAAAGAGAAAATGCGATATTATTTTGCCTTACAAGAATTGTGGGAAAAGATTAGGCTGTCGCTTTGTGAAATCAACGAAAGAAATGTCTCTGCGCTTTGTATTGAATATGATTTGGATTATGAAAATTCAATGATAAATGATCTGAATAAAATCAATGAAAGGTGGAGAAAAGATTGTGCCAAAATACAAGACAACAAATCTTTCAAAATGGACTTTCCAGACATGTTATGGATTCCATATAATTTTGTGGATGAAATGAACTTTCCTAAGTATCAAGTTGTTATGGCAGATGAAGGACAGGATTTATTCACACTTCAAAAGGAAATTTTACAAAGATATATCAAACCAAGAGGAAGGTTTGTTGCTGTAGGGGATTCAAAACAACTTATTTATAATTTCATGGGTTCCGATTTGGATGTATTCAATTCTATAAAAGGAATGCCGAATACAATTTGCCTCCCACTTTCTGTTACTTACAGATGTGCAAAGAAAATTGTTGAAAAAGCAAACGAAGTGTTTCCCGGCACGGAATGTACTGCTACAGCAAAAGAAGGTGTTGTAAGAAGTGGTGATATTTTTGAAGCCGAAAGCGGGGATTTTGTTCTTTGTAGGAACAACTTTCCTTTAGTCGTTGCTTTTATTATGTTACTGGAAAAGGGAAAGAAAGCATCCATCATGGGACGGGACTTCGGGGAAAACCTTTGTCGGCTGATGGATAATCAAAGCTGTTTAGATGATCTGTGCCTCCTATTGGAGGACAAAGCCTCTAAATTAAAAAAAAGAGGTTTATCCGAAATCGCTATTATCAACAATGCTTCTTATGTAGCGTTGAAAGAAAAAGTTTCCATCATTGAAACCCTGTACAAGCGTTTCCCTGGTTCTTTTTTAGCTTTGAAACAAAAGATCAAAAACATTTTCTCTGACGATAAAACCGGCATCATTCTTTCTACCATACACAAAAGCAAAGGGTTGGAAGCAAAACGGGTTTTCTTTTTAAATCCTGAATTAATTCCTTCCAAGTTTGCAAAGACACCTAAAGCCTTGTATGCAGAGGATTGCTTGAAGTTCGTTGCTATTACAAGGGCAAAGGAAGAACTGGTTTATTGCCATATAAATACAGAAGAATCGCCTTTATAAGTAACAAACAAAAGAAAGAAAAACTGACAATTTTACGTATTTTAACTATAAAAGAGCGATTATGTAACAGTATAATGTTACATTTGCAACATCAAAAACTAAGAAGATGAAAAAGAATAAATTTTATATCATTGTTCCTCATGAAAATGGGAAAATTTCGCTTTTCAATGCAAGCAAAATAGAAGAGCTGGGATCTTATTTACCTTCTATGGAAGCTGTAAAGACAAACATCGAGCTTCAAATGGCAAAATGGAGAAAGGATCGTTCCTATAAACCGCAACCGTTAATGTTGGGTGTTCCTTTGGATGTATTCTTGAAAGTGAAAGCCATTACAAAAGGCAAATGGAATGAGATACCTTTGAACCAAGGCTGTAATGGCGTACCATCCGTTCTTCTTATCCCTAATAAAAAGGAAGATGGGGAAGAATGACGGAATCACAAAAGATGTCCTTGTTGCTTTAGACAGTGACGCAAGAGCCATGAGATGTGATGAGATATATGAAACCGGGCATCTCACTCTTGCAGTCACATTAAAAAATCATTCAGAATTTGGGAGGGAGCTTGCAGAGTGTATCAAAGACGGTTACAACCATGTAATGAATTTTACTTTGAATACCGGGGACAGTTTCAAAGCAACAGCAGGACTTCTTGTAATGGATATGTGGGGAAACTGGATGTCTTTGTTGTCGGCAGAAGGGATACCGCTTTTCTCCTATGATTTTTCCGCATGGAGAAAGAAAGCCAAAAAGTTTCTGTACATAGAAAAAGCATCTTTCCTTCCCGACCCGGAAATAACCTACAATTTTAAGATGGAATCACCGTCTAAGAATTTCGTTATTATCCCAAGGGGTAGTGAGGGGTGCGATTTTACAAAAGGAATTATTTTACAATCATTAATCTAAAGCATCATGTATTTCGAATCAACTATAAATTACTGGACAGACAATCCGGACGGTTTTAAACCTCCAAGAATACCTATTAAAAGAACTATTCTTGTCAGGGCTTACACCTATACGGAAGTAGAAGCGATCACTACTGATTGGGGAGCGAAAGAAACAAATGAAGACTTTAGGATTTCTCCTATCAAGGAAACAGATATTATTTCTGTAGTAGGGAATGGAGAGAAGTTTTTCAAAGTCGTTTCCTACTATCCAGAAGCGACCCCTAAAGGAAAAGTAAAAATGCAGAAAGCTGTTTTGATGGTTAAATCCGATTCCGATACGGAAGCCATAGAAAGAACAAAGCTGTATTTTGATTTTCTGCCAGATATTAATGATCTGGTTATTAAATCCGTCACTCTTACAGAAATAGAAACATATATAGAGATAGATTGATATTATGAATGTACTTAGTTTGTTTGACGGAATGTCCTGCGGACAGATAGCGTTAAAAGAATTGAGAATTGAACCCGACATATACTATGCAAGCGAGATAGACAAGTTTGCAATAAAACAAACCCAGCTTAACTTTCCTGATACAATCCAATTAGGAAAGGATGTAATGGAAGAAGTCTTGGAAGACAATCGCTTTCTTTCAGAAAAAGCATTGGCAGGGCTACAACGACATCTTGAAAGAAATAAATCCAATGGAAACGGTTTTGGTGCAGATTGCAGAACAGAAAACCAAAATCCCAAACATTATGTCTTGGTGGTACCGGCAAATATGATCTTGTTTATCAAAAAGACAGAATAAGAAGGCTTACTCCTGTTGAACGTGCAAGATTGCAAACAATACCGGAATGGTATAAATGGGAATGCAGCGCAACACAACAATGCAGGATGCTTGGAAACGGCTGGACAGTAGATGTAATCGTACATATTTTAAGTCACATGAAAATGAATGAAATAGAATAAAAAAACAGTTTATATTTTCCATAATAGTTAAGATTCATTTTGGGAAAGCCGGTCTGTGAAGATATGTTTTCCTGTTTTTCACAAGTACAATTTAAAAACAACAAGACATGAGCAGAAAGAAAGAAACAGAGCTTCAAAAGCTCATTAGACATATTAATTCCATAGACCGTCCATTTGAGTTTTACGATGTGTCGAGATGTAATTTATTCTTTAACGGTACACTTAGAAAAACTATTACCTATCTTTACAGAGCGGGATTTATAGAACGGATTGAAAGAGGACGTTATAAACGCCTTAAAACAATCCCGGAGAATATAACTACTGTGGAGTTAGAAAAAATGGCTTACAAACGATAAAAGATATGGAATTTTCGACAATTTGCATTGTATTACTGGGAATAATAACAGTTTTCCTATTGGGGACTGTATTTGTTCTTTGGTTGAGAGTTAAGAACTTGAGACACTACTGCATGGCAATAGATTCAAGAATTGATTCTGTAAGACTTAACTATCTCATAGGTTTTAGAAACCTCTTGATTCAGCAGGAAAAGTTTGAAGATGTAGAATACATAGACGAACTGATCAAAGACGAATATCCCGACATAAACCTAAAGGAAGTGACAGTAGAAGACATGCTTGATTTATTATAAACTTTTAAAAATCAATTGATTATGGAGATTAAAGTAAAAAGAATAACACCTATTGATTATCCCTATACAATAGGAAAGATGTACATTGATGAGACTTATTTTTGTGACACCTTGGAAGATCGTGTAAGAGACAAGGACAAGTCCGGTAAATTTGACAACGGGGAAACAAAAGTATATGGTGAATCCGCTATTCCTTACGGACGATACAAAGTTGTTGTAAATATGTCTCCCCGGTTTAAAAGAGAACTACCCTTATTGCTGGACGTCCCTCATTTTGAGGGTATTAGAATCCACAGAGGGAATACAGACAAGGATAGCTCCGGCTGTATTCTTGTGGGGGAAAACAAGGTGAAAGGGAAAGTTATCAATTCCACACCTTATGAACAAAAAATTGTTGCTATTCTAAAAGAAGCACAGGACAAAGGGGAAGATATTTGGATTACAATCGAATAACTAAATTTCCTGTATAATTATTCATAGTTAATCAAGTTGCAAACCCTATTAAAAGAAAGGAGGTGGATCATGAAGTAGTAAAATCTATTCTAAATTCCTCTATAAATAAATCTAAGTTTTAATAAAGGAGGACGCCGAAAATCCTTAACAGAGTAGGCGTATTAACAATCTCGTTGTTAGTAAATTACGTTAATCAAGAAAGGGCTTTGAACACAATCTGTAAAAATCGGTTCTTAGCCCTTTCATCTTTTAAAAACTAATAGTATGCCTTACGAAAAGAAGAATGTTGAAACTCCCAAAGAGAAACCTGCAATCATCCCGGTAAAGAATGTCATTCCTGTTTGGAATAGTGCAAAAGTAATCAATCTCCCTATCAATTCCAAACATATAGAATATCATGGGGAAATGTACTTAGGTTAAGAATAAGCCCGGAAAATAGTTTTTGTATTGGGTATGATCGACCGGTCATATTTTGCTTTCAATCTGAACAAGATTTCCCTTTGAAGGGCTGATTCTTGGTTTTTCAGTTTCAATACTGTTCCCCGGTAGTCCGATACAATCCATTTTCCGTCTTTCTTTTCCAAAAGAGACAAACGCGATCTTATATCCCCATTTACAAACACTTTTATAGATGGGGATATTTTTATTTTCGCGTCC